GATGGGACAACTTCCATCTTTAACAGACCTCACTGATCCCTATGGTGTAGTTGCACATCCGACTGATGCAACGAAAATCTACGTAAGTCAGCGTTCGGCTGCTAACGTACTTGAAATCAACCCGCAGTCAGGTGAAGTGCTACGTACATTCTCGACACCTGGCACGCCCGAGTTCATGTGCATCCTCTCCGATGGCTCAAAGCTATACGTGTCTGACGGAAGCAACGGTCGCATCTATAGAGTTCGATTGTCGGATGCTAACGTACTGGCAATTACTACCGGATCAAACCAGCGAGACGTAGCTGTGGTACCGGGAGATTCTGTCGTTTATGCGACTACTTCAACAAACGTGCATGGCATCACAACTTCTAACGATACGAATATTGGGAACGCTTCAGGCGGTACAGGGTTGAGAGGACTTTCGGTTGCACCTGATGCAATAACAGCTTGGATGGCCGATGAGAGCGCTAACCTTCTTCGTGAATGGTCGGTTCCGGGGTTCTTCTTTACCGGTACAACACTTGCTATGAACGCTCCTAAGGATGTCGTAATTTCTCCTACTGGGAAATCTATGTATGCCGTAGGACGTGGAACTCGCAATTGGGCGTCCTTCGTTCTGCCATCTAAGAGCACGACCTATGAGTTCGTCGATTCAGGCATACCGGCTACACGTATCGTCATGGGTCCAGGGAACTCCAACCTCTATATGTGCAGCGACCAAAACGGTGAAGGTAACGTCTACTGCTATCAGGGCACAAAGTTCATCGTTAATCCAGCCGACGACTTCTATACCGAACACGGTTCAGTTTACATCGACGAAGCAGTCGCGGGACCGAACGACTAATGACTATCGACTACGGTGAATCTCCTTGGGACTTGACCTTCCAGAAACTATGGAAGAATGCAGACCAGGCGTACACGAACAACACAACGCTAACCAATATCACAGGACTAGGATTTAAACTTCGCGCTAATCAGCGAGCATTGTTCTGGTATCACTTGTTTTACACTTCTTCGGCAACAACTATAGGTATTCAGCTCACCATGAACGGACCCGCTTCACCAACACAGCTTCGTTACTCAATGGATGTTCCTTGGGTGACTGCGGTTGCTGGTACCGGTGTAGTTGCGACGGCATATGGAACAGTTGCAGCACCGACTACCGGTCCAGGAGCAACGGCTTACTTCATGCGCATCAATGGTTACGTTATCAATGGGTCGACTGGCGGGATGGTTATTCCTCAATACAAGATCGAAGCAGGCACATCTGGTACCGTCACGATCCTGCGTGGAAGCCACGGTTGGGTCGACTATTTCAAGTAAGAGGTGACACATGGCTGTCACCTATGTTCTTAAAACAGCGAACTCTGATCTCACGGGTGGCAACGACTTCAATAAGGAGTTGTCTGTCGGAACTGAGACGGGCAGCACGGTTGGTATCTCAGTCCCTGCATTAACAACCGACATCTCATTTGGGTTCACCTTACCTGGCAAACCGGGTGCTGCGGGTACTACTGGCAATATTACTGTTGAGATCGGCGTCACAACTGGACACGCTGACCTTTTTGCGTCTGTAGAAGTGCGTCGAATTAACTCGTCCGGTGTTGTTCAGGCTAGTTCGGGAGCATCTACAGAACAGAATCTTACCGGTAACCTAAGTTTCCTTTTGTCGAGTGTGAACCTTGGCACCTGGAACGCTGGAGATCGTCTTCGTGTCGACTATCGGTTTCGTAATTCGAATGCTATTAGCACACGCACAGCAACTCTTACAACTGGAACAACAGCTTGCGAAGTTATCACTCCCTTTAACGCAGACCAAACTGTTATCCCGACTGGAATAGCTTCAGCAGGAGCCTTCGGTACCTTACGGACACAAATTGCCGTAAACCCACGGGCAATTTACCCTCCAGCTACATCGTATCTTGCACGATGGAGCGATTTTAAGTCTGATGTTGAGAAGGACTTCTGGTTTCAAGGACCGAACCAATTTGGAAGACCAGCGCTTTCGATAGCGGCCGGATCGACAACGATTCAACCTACTGGCGTTGCGTCCAGCCAAGCAATGGGTTCACCTACGATTCAACGTGGATCGGTTAGCATCGTGCCGACAGGCATTACATCCGCACAAGCGATAGGCTCGCCGACGATACAGGTTGGAGCCACAACGGTAATTCCATCAGGTGTAGCCAGTGCGCAGGCATTTGGTATTCCAAAACTCAACCTACGTCTATTCCCTAGCGGAGTAGCCAGCGCGACTGTTTTTGGTTCTCCAACAATCGCTCCCGGTGTCGCGACCGTCGTGTTGTCTGGCATACCGTCCGCTCAAGTGTTTGGTACTCCAACCTTGCACTTGCGTGTGTTCCCGGCAGGTATTAGTTCGAACCAAGCCTTCGGTACGTTGTCAATCGTTACTGGTGCTGTAGTTGTTGTGCCAACTAACATCGCCAGCAACGAAGTTTTTGGAGCGCCAATGTTGCAACAGCGTATCTTCCCAATCGGAGTTGCATCATCAAGTGCATTTGGAGCACCGGTTATAGCTCTAGGTGCTGCATTGATTCTAGCCAACGGCGTTGCCTCAACCGAGACGTTTGGAACACCAACGTTACACTATAGAATCTTTCCTGCTGGAGTAAGTACTGCTGAAGTTTTTGGTGCTCCAGCCATAACTTCTGGGGCTGTGACTCTCGTTTTAGTTGGTATTGCTACTGCAGAAGAACTTGGCTCACCGACTCTACAGAGTGGTGTAGTCACAGTATTGCCTAACGGGATCGTTAGCCAACAAGATTTCGGCGCACCATCAATTCTATCTGGTGCAGTGACGCTCTCACCTTCAGGAGTCGCCAGCAATGAAACGTTCGGGATTCCTCAACTCAACTTGCGTGTATTCTCAGCTAGCATTTCTACTGAAGAATCATTCGGAAACCCGCTGGTATTGGCAGGTGGAACCGTGATCTCCTTGACGGGCATCGCCTCAACCGAAACGTTAGGTAATCCTACCTTAATTCCTGGAAGTGTGACAATATTACCTAACGGAATCGCAAGCGCTCAGACTGTTGGATTGCCTGTTTTGACAACAGGTGCATTCCTAGTAACTCCAGTCGCCATCGACTCGTTGGAAGCACTAGGGTCACCATCCCTTAGCACGCAGACAACTCTTCTGCCTACAGGTATCGCGAGTGCCGAAGTAACTGGTATGCCTGCGGTTCACTTAAGAATTGCTCCTTCAGCTATTGCATCAGATGAGCAATTCGGAAACTTCGATTTACTCCTGACTGTCGCGCCAGTTTCAATCTCTGGTGGCGAATCTTTCGGTCTTCCTGAATTCGTTCCAGGAGCGGTAGTTGTCGCTCCCGGAGGCATTGCATCAGCTCAGAGTATAGGGTCTCCAACCATACTGACCGGTTCGGTGATTACCATGCCGGTAGCTATAGCTTCAGGTGAGATTTTCGGCATTCCAATTATCAGCTTGGGTGTTGATTTCCAGCAGAGTCCTCTCGTTCAAATCTTCCAACCTGGTGTCCAAGCTATTCGAGACTTTCAACCTGGTGTCCAAGCTATTCGAGAAGCCGTGCCGGTTATCGTAGTGGTGGAGGAATAGGTTATGTGGACATACACGGCTAATCCGGCTGTATCAGAGAAAGACCAAGTACGGTTCTTGTTGCAAGACACCGACGAGAACCGGCAACTCATGCAAGATGAAGAGATCAACTGGCTCCTGGATCAATTTGCTAATCCGCTTTACGCGGCTGCCGAGGGCGCTAGTGTAATAGCGGCTCGCTTCGCTGCCTTGCCAGATCGCCGCATCGGCGGTATGTCGATAACCTACTCGACTAACGCTCAGTATTACCGTGAAGTCGCTAAGTCATTGCGTCATCGTGCTCAGCGAGTGTCACCAGGTTATCCGTATGCCGGTGGTGTTACACAAACCGACCGTGACAACTGGCTACAGGATAGTGAGTTGGTTCCTCCGTACATCATCTTAGGTGTTCACGATGGACCGTTTGTAACCGAAGGATTCTGGGGTACTGCGTGGGGTCACCATTAATGGCTATGGAGCCCGAGCTGCTACAGCTCATGACCGATATTGTGATTACCGAAAACGCCAATGCTTATGACGGCACAGGATTCGGTATTCCTACGTACGACGAGCCCATTGAACATCGCGCATGGATAGAAAACAAGCACCGATTTGTGCGTAATGAAGCAGGGCAGATGGACCAGATCACGCATACCGTTTACATCGACGGCGAGGTGCAACTTACAGCTAATGACCGAATCACGTTTCCTGATGGATCGACACCACGCATCGTTGCAACCGAAGTACTGCGTGATGAACGCGGGGTCCACCACACGGAGGTGTTGTGTGGAGGTACATAAAGAGTTGTCGTTGTATTTCAAGACCTCCAGTACCGATAATTCGGGTGCTCCAGTACCGAGATTTTGGTACCTCTGCTCAAACGTCGTGGAGTAGCTATGACGACTATGTTAGGAGTTGACGGTGTTTAGAGTGCAAGTGAAGGTGGAAGGTACCGACATAGTGATCGAGAACTTCGCGCGTATCCGGCGCTACACCGGACTAGCAATTCGAGACGGAGTGATGCGCGAAGCGCAGGAGCTACTCGACCGCGCGCGACCGCTAGTACCGACGCTGTATCGTGATCTTGTCAACTCTGGTCGCATAGAAACACGGCGTACGCGAGCTATTTCTGCCGATGTTGTATTCGGAGGGGCCGACCAACCCGGTAACGTGTTCTATGGATGGATCGTTCATGAAGACCTGCAAGCCTTCCACGACGACGGGCAAGCTAAGTTCTTGGAGCTTCCATTCTTAGAGATGTCACGTGACTTTCCAAGTAAGGTAGCGGGTTGGGTGTTTGCCGCTACATTGAGGCGTTAATGGCTACCCTAACTGAGATTGGTGCTTACCTCGCCGCGAACGGTGAAGGTGTTCTCGATCAAACCATCTGGCTAAGCTATATGCCAGACGACCCGGTCGTTAATCCTCTTACGACTGTGACGTCTATCCTTACCTCACCCGGTGCCCCGTCCGAGGAAGTCTTTAATGCTGACGCCGTGCTCGTGCTACGGTTCCAAGTGCTCGTGCGCGCGGTTGATTACCCAACTGCGCTCACGAAGTCTACGAGCATACGCACCAAGCTCCACGCGATAAGCAACCAGTCGCTGTCGGGAGCCAACTATCTCCGCGTGCGCGCGCTCCAGTCGGAGCCTTTTCCACTCGGCCCGCCTGACGGGACCGTGCAAGGCGGACGCTGGCGGCTGGCATGCAATTACGAAGCCTGGAGATCACCATAAGTTCCGTAGAGCCATACGCGGGTTTCGGAGTTCGCCCAGTCACCGATCACAAGCCTCGCTGTGCCAAGTGCGGCAAGATGATCGCGACTTACGCGAGTCGCCCGTGGCGCATCCAGTGCCGTCACTGCCGCACGTATAACCGCTCCGAGGGGCCGCACCCAGCGTAAGCCTTGACCGCGCAAGGCATGATTTCAGTGACAACTTATCGTCTTGCTCACGTAGCGAGCCTCCCCAGCCCGAGGTAGGTGGCCTCGAAGCCAGGCGAGTCTCGGCGTGCTAGGAGACTTAAATGGCGAAGGTAGACTACGTAGCAACCGTCGAAGTAGAAGTAGACGGGAAGACCTATCAACCCGGTGATTCTCTTCCAGAGGATGTAGTCACCGAAGAACTGCTCCGTTCTGGAGCAGTTGGTACGACAAACGATGCCAGCGATGAGCCCGTAGACGAGGACGCTCGCGAGAACGAAGAGGATCGCGTCGTAGCCGAAGAGAACGAAGGGTTTTTCGACGACATCGAGCTTGACGAAAGGGAAGAATAATGGCATTTACCTCAGGTAAGAACGCAAAACTTCTCGTAAAACAGTACGATCTCACGCAGTACTTCCAGGAAGTCACCGCAGGCTCGACGGCCGACGAGCTTGACACTACAACATTCGGTTCGGCATACCGCTCGTTTATCGGTGGATTCGTCGACGGCTCAATGGGTATGACTGGGTTCTACGATCCAGTAGTTGGCGGTCCCGATGATGCATTGTTCGACATGCTCGACGACGCGACTCCTGCGGCTATTTCATTCTTTCCAGAAGGATACGGAACGCTCGGTAACACTGCATTCGTTCTCTCAGCCGTCGAGACTCGTTACGAAACTGGTGCTGGTCTATCCGCTCCGGTACCGGCTGCGGGTGCGTTCGTGGGCTCGGGTGGAACGCGTTGGGGTAAGGTACTCACTGCTGCAGCGCAGACCGACACCGGAGTTACGCCGACCGGCTCGGCAGTCAACCTAGTTGGTATCAACAACCCAACGAACGCGTCCACGGCTAAGGGGCTACGTGCCCATCTTCACGTGCCATCTAACGCTTACAACCAATCAACAACCTTCCGCGTAGAACACAGCGCAGATTCGACAACCGGTTCTGATGGAACCTGGGCAGCTCTCGTGACTTTCACGGCTGTACCCGCAACAACCGTCACATCTGAAGTCAAGGAAATCAACATCGGTACGACGGTCAACAAGTGGTTACGAGCTTCCTACACCGGGGCTGCTGGTGCCGGAACGCTTAAGTTCGCCATCGCGATCAATCGTGGATTCTAAGGGGATATAAATGGCTACTTTTCAAGCTGGTAAGGACGCGGTCTTTAAACTCGATAATAGCGTTGGTGCCGTCGTAGACATCACGCAATACCTCACCGAGATCGGATTTCCTCAGGAGCCGGAGCAACTCGAATCAACCACTCTTGGTAAGCAGGAGAAGTCCTACGTAGCAGGTTTTATCGGTGCCAGCGTCACGCTCAACGGTCGCTACGATAGTGCATCTGGTGCGATTCATGACATTCTCTCAACTGCAGTTGGTGCTTCTGGCGCGAATGCAAAGCGCACCTTTGAGTTCGGACCTCATGGTGGATCAGTTGGACAGCGTCGCTATACAGGTGAAGTTGTTGTGTTGAGTTACGAAGTTACAACCGGTGCTTCCGACTTGGTCAACTTTACAGCCAACACACGTATCGACGCTGCTGTAACACGTAACACATTCTAAACCAGGACGGAGGTGAATAAAGATGACGAACGAAGCTACTGAAGCAGTATCTCTGCGTGACAGGATTCTCGCCTTTGTCGATATCGACAAAGAGACCGTCGAAGTCAAGCAGTGGGGTAATGCTGCTGTGGAGATCAGAAGTATGTCCGGCCGAGAGCGAGCGAAGATGCTAGCTGACTCTGTCGACGACGAGGGTAAAGTCGACTTTCTCAAATTTTACCCTCGTTTGATTATCCACTGTGCTTACGACCCCGATTCCGGGGAAAAGTTGTTCACCGACTCTGACGAAGAGTCGATCAACGACAAGAACGGCGGCGCACTAGAGCAGCTCGCGCAGGTTGCGCTCCGACTTTCTGGTCTATCGAACGTCGGTAGTCAGGAAGTGGGAAAAGACTCCGCAGCGCACCAGAACGGTTCTTCTACTACCAGCTAGCCGAAAACCTCCACTATGCCTCGGTAGACCGCATGCTCGGAGAGATGAAGTCGTATGAGGTTGAAGAGTGGAAGGAGTACTACAACGAGAAGGCTCGTGTGGCAGAGATGGAGCGCTTGAAGCAAAAGGTTGGTCAAGGAATAGGTAAAGACGATGTGTTCGGAGGGAACTAGTGCCGTCGGCAGGTGAGGTTCGGGTAACCTTCTCTGCCGACGCGCGCCAGTTCTTGGCTGCTGCGGCTACTGCACAACGTGCTACTCAACAATTTGAGTCACAAGCTACCGCGAGCTTTGGTCGAGTTGACGCGGCAGCATCCCGATCACTCCGAGGATTCGAATCTGCTGCTTTGGCAGCAGGTGCAGCAGTCTCTGGTGCTTTGGTTCCTGCACTTATAAAGGGATACCAACGATTCACGACAATCGAAAATGCTACTGCATCATTGACACGTACTTTTGATAGTGCTTCGAAAGCTACAACATTCATGGCGAAGCAGCTCGAAATCGTTCAAGGCACACCATTTAACTTCGACCAGTTCGCTGACGCCTCTTCGTTGCTCGCTCGCATGGGTATCGAAGCGGAGAAACTACCGCGCATCATGACGGCTATCGGCGAAGCAGCAGCCGGTGGTATTGGTGAAGCCAACCAGAATCTATCGCAACTTTCAGCAGTCATGGCACGTATTGCTACGGCTGGACGTATATCGGGTGACGAGGTTCGTTCGCTTTCTCTCATCGGAGTCAATGCAGTACAAATCTTTCGTGACTTCGGATATGAGATCGGTAATACCAACCGTAACTTTACCGAATTAGGCATCGACGGTAAGACTGCTATCGACATTCTTACAAAGGGCATTCTAGAAGGAACCGAGAATGTTAAGTCGATGGCTGGATCGATGGAGGATTTGCGTAAGAACCTTGAAGGTGCCGTCGGTGGTTTCAAAGCAGCGCTAGCTCGATTCGGCGCGCGCATCTTCGAATCTCTACAAGGAGATGCCAAGTCATTAGCTGGAACTATTGAGTCGATGTCTAACGTGCTTGATGAAACAGCTCCGAAGATGAAGGAGTTAATTGCGCCTATCGCGAAAGCGCTTGAACGATTCAATGCAGCGGGAGGATTTCGTGGCATTGTCAAAGACATGAAGGCGATGTCAGGTATTGCACCGCTTATTGGGTTATCACTTGGAGTAGCGGCTGGTGGTGTATTAAGGTTTGCCGAATCGCTGCCAATTATAGGTCGCCTCATTCCACCTGTTGTAGCACAATTTGGACTCATTCCTGCAGTTATCGGAAGTGTTCTACTTTCATCTAAGGAAGGACGCAAGGCATTAACTGAACTTGGAGCAGCGATGCGTGATGTGGCTTCTGCTGTAGCTCCGTCCTTCTTTACTACGGCTGCCGTTGCTGCACAAGGCTTCGCGCAAGCACTGATTGTAATTGTCAAGGTTGTATCACCACTACTAGAAATCTTAAGCAAGATACCTTCTTCGATCTTTAGTGTTGTAGCGGCACTTGTCATCTTCTCCAAAGTAAAATCAGCCTTGAGCATTATAATCGGGCGAGTTGGCGCGAGATTGGCCGAAGGTGTCCCATTACTAGCTCGCTGGGTACAGGGTTCTAGTTCTGCAAGCGCAGCAGCAATTCGACAAGCAGCCGCGCTGCGCCAACTTGCAACTGCGCAAGGTGCCGCTAACATAGCAGGTGCTTCAGGGCAAGGAATTGGTGGTGCGCATGGATTCGCAAATCTTGCCGGAAACATCGCACGCACTCAGCAAGCAATAGACAAGTCCGCTAAGAGTGCTGGAGTATTTCGAACAGCCTTTGCGGGTATAGCAAACATCCTTACCCCCATGAATATTGTACTGGGAACTACGGCCGTTATTGTTGGTCGTATAGCATCGAATGCCGCACGTGCTAGAGAAGAAGCTGACCGCCTTGTCGACAGTTTTATGGCTGGGCTCCCTGCAGGAAATACTATAGATGCAGCCCGTCAACGACTTAGTCTTCTTAAAGCTGAACTCCAGGATGCCCGTGCAGAAGCTAATCGTCTTCTTGAGTCGTACGCAACCGAGCGCAACTTCTTGTCAAGCATCCCTGGTATTGGCAAAGCCCGCGAGTTTTTGCGTCGTAAGTTTCCACAGCTTGGAGAACTCTATGGTAACGAAACTGCTAAAGCAGCTAATACTCAAGCGGAGCGAGCAAAACGACTTCAATCTGAAATTGGTAATGCGAAGAATGAAGTTAAGCGCCTCGACGCCGAGGCGAAATCATTTGGTGATAACCCTGCGTTCATAGATCAGGCCAACAATGCAGAGAAATTAAACCAGGCATTGCTCGGTGCTCTCAACACGGTTGGCGGAATTCTACAACGCTCTATTGCAGAGTTCGAAGAAGAGATGCAGAAGGCCGATGAGACAACAAAGATCATTACTCGCGACTTCGGTCAGTTCGCTGCTGCTTCGCGTGATGTCGACAATGCAACACGTCGCTACGCAGAAGCGCTTCAGTTCGGTAATCTAACTTCGGCACAACTACGCGCAGAACAAGATCGGTTGGTCGAAGCATATATCCGTCATCGTCGCGCGACGTCTACAACGGCAATTACCGAGAGCGAATTATTACAGATTCGTCAGGAAGCTATCCAGGCTGTTGTCGACCTTACACGTCAGGAACAGCAGGCTCGGCGCGAGCGCGAGGCATCAAACTTCTCGCTTATCGTTAGCTTCAACCTGCTGCGCGATAACATCCGTACGCTGGAGTCGTTACAGGAGCGCGGAGAAGATGCTGCCCAGTCGTTCGCGCCCGACCCATCGGTAACCGGATCGGCGTTCGCGCGAGTTAAGCAGCAGATCAACTCGCTCGTCGATGAGTTTGCTCGTCGCACGCGGGACAACGCTAAGGTGCTCGCTACATTCGTTGCGAACGTCAACTACCTCGCGTCTAAGGGTCACGTCGGATTCGCACACGAACTGTATCTCATGGGCGTCGAGGGCGCGGACCTTGCGGCTGAGGCCGTCAACCGACTCAAGTCGGGACAAGGACTCGGTGATTTACCGAAGGCGATGGAAGAAGCAGCCAAGGCAGCCAAAGCCGCATTCGACAAGCGTGCTGTTACATGGGGAGCGAACTTCGAAGATATGGCCGGTACAGCCAGCGCCAAACTCGCTAAGGTTGTGAAGGATGAAATCCCTGGAGCTATGCGCGATACAGCCGACTTGAGCGATGCTGAACTAAAGCGCTTTGCTGAGATTTTCAACAAGAACATCGAAGAGTACAAGCGGTGGGTCGCAACGATCAATAGCATCGCTGATGCAGGTATGACTGATCTTGCGAAGGTTCTACAGGAAGCTGGACCAGAGCAAGCTAAGTACGCGCGCGGTATCGCCGATGCAATTACCTCGGGTGATGGTCTAGGTGCTCTTGGTCCAAACGTATCTGCACTGATAGACGCACTTCGTGACGGAGTATTTCGTTCAGGACTGGAAAACTGGCGAGGCACTGGAGCTGAAGCAGGATACAACGTTGGTGCTGATACTGGTCGAGCGATAGTTAATGGACTATCTGATGAGCTTCAGGCATTTCTTAACAGTGATGCTTACCGTATTTTTACAAATCTATTTGGTGTTGGTTTTGATATTAATGCATATCCCCACACGGGTCGCTTAATGCACATGGGTGGGTGGGTCACCTCTGCTCACGCCGGTCGTCGTAATGGTCCAGGCGAAGTGCCCGCAATGCTTCAGGCTGGCGAAATGGTTTTGTCGCGCCAGGATGTACGTCGTTTCGGTGCCAACAACATTCAATCTGCACGTCGTCATGCTGCTATGAGTAACTGGGGTGGTATCGGCGGCGGGGGTGGCGCAGTTATCAATATCTACGCATCGTCGATCACTGGTCGCGGACACGACGACATCACTGAATCTGTACGTCGTGGTCTATCAGACGCACAATTCCGTAACGTCGATATAGGTGTGCGAGGGAGTCGCCGCTAATGGCTGTTATTTCAACTCTTGCAGACATCATCGTTGAGGTTGCTCCATTGTCCAATGCTGATGATGACGATCCCTTGTGGACTGATGTATCAAGACTTGGCCGTGGATTAGAAACTCGGCGTGGAGCACAGCAGGATGCCGGACGAATCGAAGCTGGCACGATGCGCTGTGTGCTTGATAATAGAGATCGAAGATTCGACCCCGAGTACGGGGGGCTCAACTATCTAAACCTAACAGGATCAACAGGTGCGGAGACACCCGACAATTCGGAAATTTCTATTACCGGTGATTTAGACTTACGTATCGCCGTACGGCTTACTGATTACACCACTGCACTTAACCAGACCTTAATAGCCAAATGGATTACATCGGCCGGAAACGAATCCTATCGGTTTGCTGTTAACACAGACGGGACGCTTTTTCTTGATGTTTCTGCTGATGGTACTAACAACCTGTTGCAAAATTCGTCTGCTCCTTCTCTGGTTGACGACACTCTATATTGCTTAAGAGCAACCTTTGATGCAGACAACGGAGCAGCCGGACGTGTGTATAGCTTCTACAAGAAAAATACGACTGTTGCTACTTGCGCGCGTGATCTTAACGACAACACTGGCTGGACGCTTATTAGCACACACACTGTTGCCACTGCTATTTCAATCTTCAATAACACGCAACCTCTTACTATAGGTAGGCTAGCAGATGGAACGCGAACCTCAATCGGACGTGTCTATGCCGCACAAGTTCGTCAAGGTATCGACGGCGAAGTAGTCGCTTTTCCTAAGTTCGTAGACTCAATTGAATGGCCGGTGGGTGCGGGTACCTCACTCGACAGTAACCGTAATACTTGGAGTCAATCCGCACTAACTAACATCCTGCAGGACACGGCCGGATCGCTTATCAAGCCCATGATGCCCGTGCGCGCGAGGGTACGCAGAAGCGGGATTATCTATCCACTATTCACCGGATACGCGGACTCGTGGAATCTCTCGTGGCGCGGACACGCTGATGCTGTAGTCGACCTGTCGGCAACCGACGGATTCAAGGTGTTGGCGAACGTGCAGCTTCCTGAATCGGCATGGGAGATGGACGTTCGTGCGCTTGAGCCAAAGTATTGGTACCGACTGGGCGAAGACGAAACTTCTCAAGATGCAATTAACGCCATGAACGAAGACGAGAAGGGCTCGTACCAACCTCTCGGATTCCCTCCACCTCCGGCTGAATCGCTTAACGCCTTTGATAGCAACTCAAGTCGACAGTTCACACCAGAAGATGCGTGGCAGCGAGCAGGTGGTGTGCGTGGTCAATATGTAGCTATACCAGTAGCACTTAACCCACCATTTTCCTTCGTTATGAACTTTGTCCCTAATGCTGATCTCAACAAGAAAATGTTCGACGAAAAACCAGACGATGATATTATTTCGCGTGTTCTTGTAGAAGCTATAATTCTTCCACCTGGATTTGAGAACTACGATTCTAGTACTTACGGTGGTGCTGTTGCATTCTTTCTTGGAGTCACCCTAAAGGATAACACGACACCAGGACGTGAAGGAACGCTCGATACCTTCTTTACCTTAGGCGACAGCACTACAAACGTTTTCGTGAACAAGCAAGACGTTACGATTCAGGGTTCTAATTCACTACTCACCCCTTCACGACATCAGGTTGGCTTCACAATTGGAGATCGTTACTGCAATGTGTATATCGATGGCGAATTAAGAGAAACGTTGGACTTTAACGCTGGACACGATTGGTCTGTCGCGAGTCCTTCTATTGGAACAGTAAAAATTGGCACGCGTGATTTCGTACGTGAAGACAACCAGGGATTCCTTTATAGTTACGGAATTGTAGCTGGATATTGGGCTTGGGCCGGATGGATTGATGAACCAATGATCTATTACCAAGAACTAGACCAATCAACTATGGAGGGATTCTGGCCTCTACTACGCGAACCGTGGCGAGGTGACTTATCGAGTGAACGTATTGTGCGTATTTTGGATTACTGCGACTGGCCTGCGGCAGTTCGAGAAATAGCAGTTGGAGATACTACGTTAGGAGTTGCAAGTCATCTAGGCACACGTGCGCTGGAGTACATCAGCGAGATTGTCAACACCGAGCAAGGCCGGTTCTTCATAACTAAAGATGGTAAGGCTAAGTTCCTTAACCGACACGCTACCTATCAGGCACCTCTGTCAGATGTACAAGCAACCTTTGGCGACGGATCGGGTGCGTCACTCGGAGCAATAGTACTGACAAATGCGGGCGACTTCGCTTCCACTCCCGATCATTCTTCGTTGGATATCACGGCAGAACTCGACATCCGTGCGGCTGTTACGTTGCCTGATTATACGGCTGCTGCTTCACAGGTTCTTGTTGCCAAGGACGGCACCAACCAACGGAGTTATATCTTTCAGATCAGCGCAGCCGGACAATTACAGTTCATCACTTCACCCGACGGAACAACTGCAGCGCAAGTCATTGGTACTGCGTCTACCGGAGCTGGACTTACGGACAACACGCTATACGGCTTGCGAGGTACCTTCGATCCCGATAATGGAGCTTCACAGAAGGTTTACACCTACTACAAGAAGACTCTCGACACCACGCAGCCATTACTACCCCAAATCGAAAGCAACTCAGGTTGGACGCTAATCTCTACTCACACTGTTGCAACCGCCACCTCTATCTACTCCGGTTCTGGTGAAGTTCGAATCGGACGTAGTTTCCTTAGTGGTAATACCTTCGGACAACTGCATGCAGCTATTGTTAAGGACTCTATCGGTGGAACTACGGTTGCTAACCCTGACTTTTCTGTGCAACCTTCTACGACTACTTACTTCGCCGACAGCACTGGTAAGTATTGGCTACTAGCCGGAGATTCGTACATAGCTTCAGTGGACGGAGAATTGCCGTACGTCGATCTTGTCATTGAATACAACGACGTTGACATAGTCAACGAAGCTAAAATCACTCGCGAAGACGGCGAGCCGCAAACGGCTAAGGACACAGCCTCTCAAGCTACCTATCTTAAACGCGAGGTTGAAATAGACACGCTAGCTGATCGCGACTCGGATGCTAAGGCATTCGCTGAGTGGATTATCTACAAACACAAACAACCTAAGACTCGTGTGCGCGAGATTCGAATTCGAGCACAGAACGATCCGACGAACCTGCTACCACAAGTTCTGCAGCGAGAGATCGGTGAGCGCGTAAAGGTACGGCGACGACCTCCACCTGATAATGTGATGCAGGAATACGACGTTGTGATCGAAGGTATCCAGCAAGTCATCACACCGGGTACCTGGGAAACAACCTTCTGGTTATCTGATACCGATATCGAAGATGTACTTATAGCCGACCACCCGACGCAGTCAACTCTGGGAGATTGGATATCACCTTTATAATGAAACTTCAAACGATAGAAGACATGGGCGCTCCGCTCGGAGCTATCAAAGAACGCCCATCAACTTGGGGGCCAGCACAATACTATGCCGCGCAGGGTCAGCCAGTAACTTTACCTGTATCTGGAACCGCAACATCCGACAAGGCTTATGCTGAGGTGAACCACGGGCGCTGGGTCGTTAGATGTCCGTTTTGTGCATCCGCACAGATTGCAAGCCACACTGATCCGAAGTTCTGGTGTCCTGAGTGCGAGATGGCTGACGTTGCCGGACAATGGGTCGAAGTAGTTTGGCCCGAAGATGCTGAGGCAATCGAAGAATTGCTCGTGCGACGTCCTGCCATCAATCGAAACTGGTCGCATGGAGAAACTACGCAATACCTCAATCGTGAAAATGAGGTACACGGAGTCGAATAATGCCTTGGACAACTCCTAGAATCTGGGTAGCTTACGATGTCGTTTCGTCATCGCGTATCAACGATATACGTGACGATATTCGATACCTACACGCACCTTGGAGCATTGTTCGTACAGTCAACGTTGCAACAACCGCTAGCCACAATACGTCAGCGTTTGTGTTCTGGGGAAAGATGACTAACGACGCTCCATTTATTGGTAATACCGACATCTATCTAGGATTTTTGAACACTCCTAAGCAAGAAAATGACACTGCGTTGTTCGTAACCTTTTCCGTGACTGCGTTAATGACAAGTTCGGGTTCGGCTGATTATGCACTATGGGTCAACGGAGTCGATTGGGGGGGACAAATTCTCACTATCGACCCTCCCACCTTTCTCTACCCTTCACGTTTGCAGAACATCGCTAACCATCACCGTAATTCATTTGGAACCTTCAAAATCAAACCGCTTCCGAAGGGTGTGTACGACATCTGGCTCCGAGTCAATTATTCAGGTGCAGGAGCTTATCAAGTGACTAATGCCGACGGCGGATCAATGACTATCATTGAACACTGGGACGCGGTGGACTAATGGCTTGGACGAAACCTCCTGTCTTCGTAACAGCAACTAAAGTTACAGCCTCATGGCTTAACACGTACGTATCCGACAATATGGATTTACTCAAGGCTGCACGTATGGATATCGATAACAAGATCGGTACGAGCACGATCACATACTCGGGTGCATCATACGTCGATTGGAATACTGGAACTCCATTTGATATGAGTTTCACTAAGCAAGAAAGCTCAGTATCGACATATCTGGCTGTAACGCTATACACACAATACCGCCTTGAGGCAACTTCGGCTATCGGTGGTGTCTACTTTGCGGTAAAGATCGGCGCAACCGATTACGCCTTTTTTCCAAGTCCAACTCACACCAACACTATCAACGTACCATTGGGATTTGTTGGTCAAACAGCCATTCCTTCGCAAACTGCAGGTGCAAAGACCTTACGCTTAAGAATTCGGACTGCAGGTGCGTCCGTTATAGCACAAACAAACACAAACGACTTCGCTTGCATGCGCGTATCCGAGAGCTACTTCCCCGACTTCCTTTTGGCCTAATGAGTTATTCATCCAAGTACGTCTGGACTGCCGGAGAATCGGTAACCGCTTCGAAGTTGAACGCACATATCAGCGATGTACTCAATCGACTCTACGCCTACCACGAAGATGTTGCGACTCTTGTCCCGGCAACAAGCTGGAGTACAAGCTCAACTACAGCAGTGGATTGGAATGGATCAACGCCATTACAGCTCGATTTTAAGAAGATCGACACCAACACCAATATCATCGCGGTCTGGTTTGTGGGTGGATATGCAACCGCTACTTCCCAGGCTAAGTTCGGCGTACGTATCTCAGGTACCGATTATGGGCTCACCTTGCCGATGAGATTTGTTACCGAACTAAACTCTTATCAATACCACGGCGGGGGTGTGAAGATTACAGGCATTACCCCCGCAACTTACACGATCAAGCTGCGAATCATGATGGATAGTGGCACCTATACCGTCGACGAATTTGGATATGCAACACTTCACCTCTTCGAGGTCAACCCCTAGCGCAAGAAATGACTGCCCTGGGAGGATATATGTATGGCACGTTCAGTTAAATCACAACTCACTCTGCTCAATGAGATCAATCGCTGGGCACCTAATCGGTCAAAGGCTTCGGACGGATGGATAGGCGATCCGGCTCATGCAGCACGCCACTCCGACCATAACGCTGAGCCAGATGGGACAGTCGATGCGCGCGATTATACACACGACCCAGCAAACGGCGCAGACATGCGCAAGGTCTGGAACCGAATACGAGCCCGCCGCGATCCTCGCGTTAGCTATCTCATCTTCGAGGGGCAGATCATGTCGGGAAACGCCGGACCACAGCCCTGGGTTCCCCGACCGTACTTAGGTAAGAATCGCCACGATAAGCATCTACATGTTTCAGTACTCGATAAGAACCAAGACGATACCTCACCGTGGGGCATCGCAGAAGATCAGGAGGATGGATTCTTGGCTGGACTAACAGAAACAGAACAGAAGGAAGTACGCGACAACCTACGGGAAACGCGCGACTTCGTCGAAGATGTACGCGAGAACGTTCTTAAAGGACGTTTGCTGCGTATCGAGGAAGCGATCAAGCGCATTGAAGCTAAGCTAGCCGAGAAGTAAGTGCGTGCTGCTAGCCAGTTATCTTCTCGCGGCAACAGCGGCTCCATCAACGCCACCGTATATCGGCTATCTCATAGCTATTGCGTCGTTGGCTGGAATCCTAGCCGTAGCGTATACGGTTGTTCGGAGCAATGTCTCGAAGGAGACAGTTCGACTTCTAAACGAACATACAGCCGCGCAGAGGATGGTTTTGGACGACCGCGATCATTTGATAGCAGCGCTCAAGTCTCAGGTGGATCAGCTAAAAAAAGAGACAGAACAGTTACGCGCGCGCGTGAAGGAACTAGAAACTAATGTCAGAAAACAGACACGAAACCCTCGACGCGATACCAGTTAGCGTAGCTAACTTCGAGCGCAAGAACCGCACGGCTGTGTGGTTAAACGTTGTATCGCGCTTTCTTGAGTTCGCCGTGATTGCCGTATTAGTTATCGCCTTCTTCGACCAATCGGCAAAAACCAAGCGGTTGGAGACAATACAAGCCGAGAGTATCGAGACGGTTAAACAACTTCAACAAGAGAATCATCGGTTGATCTTAGCTCTCGAAGAAGATAATAAACGGCGTACCGAGTTGATTAAAGACGCTGCTGTAGAGGTAGCTGGCTTACGTGAAGACATCGATGAGATCAAGGTAATCACCCGACAGAACAATACGTTGCTACGGCAAAATCGACAAGTTGCCGATCAGATACTTGCTCGTCCTACTCCACCTCCGGCATCTGCATCCAATTCGTCACCTCGCCCACAACCGCAACCTACACCAAGTCCCGTGGCTGTTCCCACTCCACCTCCCACTCCACCTCCCGGTGGAGGAAACGGTGGAGGATCAATCGATGTTTGCGCCATCTTCGGTATTTGTGAGCCTCCATCAAATCCTCCGCTAGCCATTCTTAAGAACGATTAATGACACGCCGCAAGAGCTACGCAGAGAAGTTCGTTGGACGATACCTCAAGGCTATCGTGGCGTTTCTCGCGCCGGTATTGGCAGGTATCCAGACCGATCTTGCTAGTGGACTAACCTTGCGCGAGATGATGGTCAACTCGGCGACGGGCTTTCTCACCGCGCTCGTTGTTTGGGCTGTGCCTAATTCTCAGACATAAAGAGGGCCGAGCCACCGACCCAGATTGTACGGTAACCCGGCCCTCTAAAGAAGGAGCACCCTTTCAAACCTATACGCCGAGCTTCTCCTTTTCTTCGGCGTAGATAACGTCCCACTCTTCTTTGAACTTATCACGTAAGCGATTGATTGCCGCGTTACGCGCGCGGTTGATAGTGTTCTCACGGGCTCGTTGTTCCTTGCGTTTTCCAGTGAAGCACTCAGCACAGTAATGCGCGCCCAGCGAACGTACGGGCTTTCCGCAATTGAGACAATGTTTATCGGTCACGTAAGGATACTAGCGCAACAACACAACACTTGCGCGGGTAGTGGTTCAGTGCAAGTGTTTAGTTACGATAACTGAAAATCGTACAGTGGACCCATGAAACTAACAGTGAAGCTAGGACTCGCGCTCGCAGCCATCGCTGCGTTCGTATCGGTGGCAGCAACATGGGCATGGTTTGGAGTAGGTGATCTCAGGCTCGTGTCGGTCGGTCTTGCGCTACTAACTGCATCGATTCATTGGAACTCATCTCGCTGGCCGTAGACCGAGCTTACGGCTGCAGAGCGGCCAAGCGCCCCAACCCTGCGCTGAGCGTACCAGTTTAGCTACTGCTATCTGGGTTACCGGCGAAGCCATCCAGGCAAATGAAGGATCACCAGGGCGTTTGTATGACCGCCACGTACCCGGATGAAACTGGAGCCCACCATCGTGGAATTTGTTGAGATGCCAACGAGCAGTACCGGATATCACCCGGCCCGAGCGCGTACGTTGGCCGGACTCGCAGTCGGCGAGCTTAAGCCAGGAGGAATGAGAGTGGCGAAAAAGAAGCGGACGCAGTACCCGCCGTGGCATCCGTGGGCGCAGAGGGGCGCTCTGGGGCTTCTCAGACGATTCTGGAGCCGCGTGCAGGATGTGTGGTTGCGCGTACGTGTGGAATACATGAGGTTGCGTCACCGACTGTACAAGCATGAGGATAAAGGATAACCAGCGCATTAGTTACTACTTGCGCAATACACGTTGTTCGGGCGAGTTAGGCCAGCATTTCGCGCACCAGTAGAGCCCAAAGTCGTCGGCACGCTCAATCTCAACGTTTCCGCACAGACAGTCTTCGGGCCACTCCCGCGAGGGGTCATCGATGTAGGTCGCGAGCTTGGATAGATCGATGCGGATAGCGCGCTGTATACCGGTAGCGCGTAGGGCTGCGGCTGGATGATAAGTAGGAAACAACATGCGACCGTTCCACATCATTGGCCGACCGTGAATCTGACCTATAGCAATACCAGGACGAAACGCTTCGAGTGCTGAGTTGCCGAGCAGAAGTAAGAACGGAGAGTCGGCCAGTGCAATCTGGGAGAGCAAGTTAGGACGACACTTCTGTAGTGCCTGGCGGTCGATGTCGGTGGGACGGACAGTCTTACCGTCACGATTAGGCCAGCACGAGGCCGCATTGTAGACCATACAGTCGTGGGACGTAAAACCGAACACCTCGCCCATGAGCTGATCGAGTAGCTTTCCGCTTGGCCCGATGAATGGTTGGCCCGCCTTGTCTTCCTTTGGGCCAGGTGCCTCGCCAATGATAGAGATGTGTGCTGCCTTTCCCAATGGAGAGCCTCTAAACGGTACGCGCTGAGTAGAGCAGTCGACGAGTTTGCAAGCTGTACAGCTAGTTATCTGGCTACGAACCGCCGCGATGTTGCGCGCGACTATCACGGGATCGAGCTGCGATTCGTCGTGCTTCATCCACCGCTCGCTGTCGTCGCTTGATGGCTGCGATTCGCTCGTCGAGTCCGTTGAAGTAGTCGGAGTCATCACCTATCCTTTCAAAGCCACGCCGCGATCCATAGTACACGTTGCACTTCTTGCATGCGTGAACGATCAGCTCGCACGTAACCTCTTTGTAGGAAGCTATGCTGAGTTGTTTAGGGTGCTTGGTGCAGTAGCGTCTGTCGTCATTATCTCGTCCCAAGAGATGCGCTCCTTAATGCGATGATGGCTCGGCCGGACACAAAACTTGTTGTCGCACGTACTAACGAGAATGAGATGATCTGGCAACTCAATATCCTTCAGGTATTCGTACGCCCAACGAGGTGCACTCAGGTTTCGCTTAACGCCGTTCTCACGAATCCGAAAGATAGCATAACCACGCTTGCGGTTACCTCGCCATATCCAACATTCACCTTCGACGAACACGCGCGACCAGAATAGAGTTGCATCCTGCCCAGGCCGCTTCGCGGCCAAAGTTAAAAGCGCCCCCGTCTGCCCGGATTCCTTGCCTCGTCCAGACATCCCCACCTCGCCAGTTCCTACTTTGAGGGTTAATTGTTCTTCGCGCACCCCAAAGCCCGTAGGCAATGGGGGATGTCTGTGTTCGGCTGAGGCCGGGACAGACGGGGGACGATAGGCAGGTACATCAGCCCCAGCTATCGCACAGGCAGTATACACAGCCTGGCAGACGACGCAAACCATCTTGCCGGTCGAGGATCGAGTAAGCAAGCTACCGACTTCGTTGTGACACCTACCACACTTCAAAGGCCGGGACTATTCTGGATCATGGCGATTATCAACCTGAGCGCTTCCTCGCGAGTGAAGCCGACATCGACGTAGGTGATGAAGAGTTCGTGGACCGACATCGCGGCGGCGGTTAGCTCAGAGAACGGGTCACGCGGCGCGTTGGTCATCGGGGGCTAAACTCCGGAGCACAGTACTCACACACCCAGGGAAACGAATCCTGATCGACAAGTGCTTGCGCCTTATACACAGGATCACCTTCTACTGTCTCAATGCCACAGTTAGGACACCGACCATTCCACCATGCGTATACGCGCGGCATCCAGAACTCTTGCGAGAAGGTCGGACGTCGGCTTCGTGGTCGGTTGTCGATGAACTCTTCACCTTCGAGGTAGTCACGAGTCAAAACGGTATCGCCTTGATTTCTTTCGTCAAGTCCTCAACGCGCCCTTTGCCAACCTTCGGCACCTCAAGCAACTCGTCGTAGGTCACGTCCCATCGTAGTGGAAGCCGTCCGAAGTGGTGCACGATATTCATAGCGACCACCGGCCCGATGCCCGGAGCAATAGCCTGAATCACGTACGCGAGCTTCTCTTCGCGCGTAGCAGGTAACCCGAGCTTCCCTTTCGCGTTGGGCATACGTGACAGCGTATCGTGCCGACTCTTCGCGAACCATCGCGCGATGTGCTCCATTGTCTGCACAGTATCCTTCAGATCACGCGTATGCACAACCCAGTAACCGCGACACTGGATAGAGAACAGCAGCCCGCGATACTTAGGTACGCTCCAACCCGGTGCGTCTAGGATGCCGCCCTCTACCGTCCACTTCGGTTGCCCTTCAATCAGCACGATACCAATTGCGACGCTCTCGTTCATGCGGTTAAGCTGCTGACCTAGCCGTCCACTGTGAGCGCTGGCAAACAGATCGTGGATTTCCTTGCGCTGGAGCCCAACAAGCCCGAGAGAGGTAGGGAGAAGCGCGTCGACTCCATGCACCGCTTCGATAGTGGCCGACGGAATACCGATAGCGACTAGCTCTTTAGGTTCGCGCGGATCGATAAGCCACTGGGTCATGACGCGTTGAGGATAGCCTCTAGATGGCCGAGAAGCTGGCGAAACGAAGCGACCGCCTGTGCGAGCTGCTCTAGTGCGCCTAGGTCGACAGAGAACTCGTAGCTACCCATCCCTACACCCGGCAAGTCGTCAACGACGTAGCGTTTCATTTTCCTCTTCCTCGCACTGTTCGCATAGACCTTCCTGTTCACTGAAGCACGCGTAGCACAGAGGTGCGCGACACAGCGTACAACGCTTCGTGGCTTTCCACCCGCAGTCGACACAGAAGTCTGAGATCGGCACCACGTTACTCACGGACTCGTTTCTTCAGCAACCTTCTCGGCCGCTACCGCAGCGTCCTGGTGAACTTGCATATGGAACTGTAGCCTACTTTCACCGATGCACACACCTGTGTTGGTTTCCATCTGCACGCAACGATCATCCCACAACTCGACCATCCCGTAGTCCTTCACGTTCGTGACCGGCAGGACCTTACCTATGTAGAGCAGGCACCACTTCTCTATCGCCTGAACCACACGCGTCTGTTTGTCGATCCCGCGCTCACTAATCCGCGCTGTGAAGATTCGAACTTCCAAACCCTGACGCAGCCAGCCCTGCACGCGATGAACCATCGGCCAGATAGGCGCGCCGATATGCTCGATCCCGCGCCACTCGTCGTAGACGGCGAGCGTGCCATCCAAGTCGCATCCGACCCAGGGCTCAGTCATCGATTGCCTTAAACTGCCTCGTTAGCTCACGGATGAACTCACACGCGCGCAGGTATTCGAACACCTTGTCACCAACACGCTGAAGCGCCCACCACTCGTCACGAGACATCTCGACAAGGACCGTGTTATCTCCCATGTTAGGGTGATTGACCCAACCAAGCTGCCTCACTTTCCAACATCCTTTTCCCATGAGTGATGACCCTGATGTCCTTTTGGATACTCGCAGTCGGCTGAGTTACCAAGCGTGCTTGCACTTACGTCGCACATGTCCTCGTGCCTCAGCGAGCCGTACACCTCTGTAGCGATTACCAATTCAGCCACGCGCTGAGGTTCCTCTTGCACGATCAACTCTAGCGAGTGTTGATCGTTCACCTTCACGCGCAGTAATGCGAGCGGCACATCCTTGTCACCGTGCTTGAGGTTAACTTCCGAGATGACCTTGATATCCGCCGCGCGTACAAAAGTCACGCGACCATTTTCGGTGGTGAGTTTAACGAGACTCACTCTTCTAGACCCGCCAGGAACTCATAGAACTCCTGTGCGCGCTCCAGAATCTCTCGTGTCGAAGGGTACATTCCGTCGAAACTAAGTCGTGCTTGGCTTAGAGCTTCCTCGCGCAACTCGTCATCGAATCTCACTCTTCTTCTCCCTCGTGTGTGCATCCATAGTCTTCGCAACCCGTCAGTGCCGTCATTGCTCCATGTTCTTCGACGACATACTCGGGCTTCATAAGATACCAGTAAGCCAAGCGCTGCGCCATCCCCCAAGAATTGCCCGAATGTCCGTCGTACAGTTCGTTGCCAGTGAGAGTCTTAACGACATAGTTTTGCATCTCGAAGTTGAGATCGTTGAAACGCTTGAACCAATCACGAACGCGCTGTTCGGCTTCTTCATGGGTGATTGGCTCAGAGTTACGTGGTGCTGGTACTTCAAATGTCTCCCAGTACGCCAGTGCCATCTTCACCGCATCCTGGCACACACTCATCTCGTAGGACTCGTGCTCCCACCTAAAAGTCTCGTTGCCTGCTCGAAATCGATCTATGCGCCGCTTGAACTCGTCGGGTAATTCGCCATAAGCCTTGTCGAGCGTCTCCTTAGCTTCTTCAAACGCAGCCATCTTCTCGGCCACGTACTTAGCGTGCTGCTCAGCGTGACGGCGATCTAACTCGTGATCGTCGTAGTAAAACAGCTCTCGACGGTTAATCGAGATGCCGCGTATCCGGCTGTCCTGGTACACGTGTAGACGCACGAAGTCGCCGCGCTGTGGCTTACACCCATACTCGGCACCGAGTCCGAACCCAGTACCGTCTTCGAGCATGACCGTGTAGTAGTCGTTACCGTCCGTGCGAGTAACCTTCTCGACGACACCCTCTTGCATCCGCGATAGGTAGTGGGTCATTGCAGCGCTGCCTTGTCTTCGTTGAGTCCTAATCGGTCGAAGTGCTCGGTGCATACTACTAGCACAGCCTGTACGAATCCCAGCCTATCCATAAAGACGTTCACTGAGACCGCATGGTGAGCTTCGTTGATGCACATCGGCATACCGCAGTACTCAGTCACCAGCGTCGTATCGCCGAGTACTTACCTGCGAAATACCCGAGAACCAACGCTGCAGCGACACCAGGCCACCCGAGAAACAACCCAAGTAGGAACCCAGCAGTGATCGTTGCTCCGAACAACATCCAACCTTGCGGTGTGAACATCACCAACGCCCCGTTGGGCCATAACCTGCTGATGCTGTAACCCATCCGTAAGCGCCCCCTCAGTACAATCATCAAAGAGCAGCCAGAATTTACCTGTTGATCCGGCGTATCCACTTAGTATACACATCGGCGCTAGTCCTAGCCACCACAACACTTGCAGCCATCACGTTCTCCTTACGCTAGCTTCCAACCTGCTTTGTTGACTAGATAACCCATCGCAAAGTCCGTTATCTCTGTGTCATCTAGCAGCTCGCGCCCGCGATCCTTTGCTGTCGTGAGCTTTGGCTTCAACTCCATACCTTTACGCTGAGCCTGCACCATGATGACGGTATGGAATGCGTGAGCTAAGTCCTTCTGACCCTTTGGCTTAGCGCCAAGTGGGCCGAACGTGATCTTCGTAGACTTATCGTCGTTCTCGCTTGTTGCGTCTATACCCGCAACAGCCAGTGCATGGAAGTCTCCGTACGCGAACTTGTCGAACCAATCGCCATATACACCGTTGATAAATTGCCAGTCCCAGCCTTCGGCTACACCTACTGGCTTGTTACCGCGTGCTTGGGCACGCTTCTGCAGTAGATATTCGCCGACACCTTCTTCTTCGTCGAGTTGATGGACGGTGTAAGCGAAGTGGTTCTGCGCGTGTTTCCATGCCTGAGGGCCGATCATGTCGCATACGACCCAGTCTTGAGCACGAGCCTTGCTAACGAACTCGCGCGTGGCCTCGGTGAGCGTCTTCCAGTTGATGCACACCTTGTGCTCGACATTGGTGAGGTGGCTGAACTCGGTGACCAGCATGCGCTCGACCGTGCGGTCGGTGTCGAGGATGTACATCTTCGCGTCCGACTTAGAGCGTTGCAGCCAGTCTGCGATCTTGAGGTAGGCGTACGTCTTGCCAACTCCGGCCGGGCCGTAGAACAGTATGCGCTCGGGTACGGGGAATGGAGAGTGCAGCATCAGCTTGTTGCCTTCTTAGTAGCTGCCGTCGAGATGCGGTAGAAGATCATCCCATCCTTCAACTCGATAGATTCAACCTTGCAATCTGAACGAGCGAAATCGTCCGGCAGATAGAACTGGTCGTAGTCCACTAGCTGAGCGATGAAATCCTCAGCAGTGAGCTGCCCGTCTACCGAGAAACGCGTTACTTCAGACTGCTTGCGTGTTGCCATTAATGGACTCCTTTAGTGAGCTACGCTGACGGAAATATACTCGGGCGCACCCTTACTCGGGTCATGGTCAGGATTGGCATGTCCTGAGATTGTTGCGTTTACTAGGCGCCCACCTTGTAGCGCGGTCGCTAAGACTTGCGCGGCGTCAGAGGCTACTGCAGCTTGTTCAACAGATTCAACGGTAGCCAACTGGTCATTACCCCAACTAATGAAGTACACCTCGGTAGCCTCTTCGAGCTTGTCATATAGCTCACCCGGAACAACGTCACGTACAGATACGTTCCAACTCATTTCTTAGCTCCTTTCTTCGTTACGCGCGGCACCTTGCTACGCGTCGTGTGTTGGTACTGCTCTACATCCACACCATCTGCACGCATCGCGTCGAAATCCGTCTGCGTGTTGTTGCGCCACGAGAGAGTGAGTTTATACCCATCGCTTTCTGACGTCAAAGACTTTTGATCTGTCTTTAGATCAACCCACCCGAAGAAGCTCTTGCGCAATATATCCAGCTCGTCATCAATCTCATTCTCAGCCTTCTTCAACTCCTGCCAGCGTTTGCACGCTTGGTCGAAGTCCATCGCTTGAGCCGCAGGAATCGCCTCAGAGGGCTCTGTAGGGCCGTCTGCTACGTGCAAATACTTGAAGGGGCATAGCCAGTCGGATTCTTGGCTGCAGTCCGGCAATCGTGCGGGATGCGCACCGGCCATCACCATCGCTCCGCGTGCCTTTAATTGCGCAATAGACACAAGCGGTTCGTCGACCAACTCGATCACAATCTTGCCGGTGTTGCGGTTCTTGACGGCCATGAGTCCCGGCATCGTCGTCGCGTGCATGTAGATGCTCAACTGATACGCGTAGCGCTGGAACGCTTCCCAGCCTTCCTTCTCCCACTTCTTAAACCATCCATCGCTGAATGCTTTGGCCTCAACTACACGCTCTTCGTGACCGTCGCTGCGCGCAAATCCGTCGGTGTGTCCAGTCGTTCGCAGGTTCGGCAATACCGCAAGCGCGAACTTGAATTGGTTCTTACCCGATTCGTCAGTGTCGATGGAGTAGCTCACCTGCCGATGCTGCAGCACAGTCACCGAGTGAGCTTCGTTCAGCGTGTACCAACCGAACTCATCGCCGATCCTGCGCAAGATATCAGGCTCATGTAGGTTGCCCTCACCCATACGTATTTCTGCGGCATCATCAGGAAGCTTGCCCTGGTAGCCTGCTAGCTCGGCAGAGATGGCTCGGATGCAGCTTCCGTACGCAGACGCACGTACCACTGCAACCGAACCATCCCACCAAGCACCCGCCATAGAGTCGTCTGCCTCTCGACTGTACGCTGAGGCTGCTCTAGACTCCGGCGAAGATCGTGCCGTCGGTGACTTCAACCGCATGCGCATCCCAACCGTCGATAGTTCCGACGACTGCCGATACGAACGCGTTGTTGTCGCCACCATTAGCCTTGATCTCAGCAGCCTTAGCCTTGAGCTGCGCCAGCACATCGCTGGAATGCCCGTTGGTTTCGGCTGTTGCTACTGCAGCCGGTGCAACTGTCTGCGTGGCTCCGGCGATTGGTCCACCGGAAACGCTGGCAGGTAGCGCGCGCGACTTCACTTCTTGCGACACGGGGTTGATGACTTCGGTCTGCTTCATCTTCATCTCGACGCCAACGAACGTCTGAGCGTTGAAGTAGCCCTTGCCATCTCCAGTGCCGTTGCGAAGCAACTCGGCTCCACCTGCCTCAGAAAGCGCAGTGAGGAATGAGTAGATCGCGGACTGCTTGTTGAAACGAGGTGCCTTGTCGCCGAGGGAATCGTCCCACGGCTCGCCCTTCGTTTCGTGGATAGCAAACTGCCCACCCTGCGTTTGCTTCCACTTGTTACCGCACGAGTAAATCTCGCGCTGGTCGAGCTGTACTTCTCCATCTTCCAACGTGCGCGTTCCACGAAGGATCAACAACAGTGTCTGGCCGTTGTTGTACTCGGAGTCGTTGTTGTACTCGGCTTCCTGCACCTTGAAGGTGTAGTTATCCGGTAGACCTACGTCACCGTCCAGCAAATCACGTGGTGCCATTTACATTCTCCCTCTTAGAGAATTGACTACTAACGACCGCGCCGTACATACTCGGGGGCGTGCCCGGTGCATTTGGTTACCACCTGGTAAAGGTAGTTTCCAAATGGGGCGGCTACTTCGCTTCGACTAGAGCGGGATCAATCACCTGCCTTTCTGGGCGTAAGTCTTTCGCCCAAGTTCCTGTCGTTACAATCGCGTCGCTGAACCATTTTGGGATCAAACGAGGGTACCTATTCAACTCCTTTGCAGCACTTTCGTCAAGTATGTAGGTGTTGTGCGCTCCAAAACCTTCAGCGAAGTATGTCTCCGACGAACTCTGCAGTGTAACCATTGGGCCATCGTCAAGAACCTCTACGTCAACTACTTCCGTTTGTTCTATTGCTCGTAATTCTTGTTGGTAACCCGAGGTAATCATCTTATCGAGCAATCGTAGTGGTCGTATCTGCCCAAGTAACCGAAGGTGCGAGGTTAAGCCACCCTGCACGTTGATGGTCTGCACATCAGTGGAGTTGTTGCCATAAATAGCGATGGGAAACTCTAGATGTGAGAGGTAGGTTTCAGCCCGATTCAATACACGTCCTGGCCGTTGGCTCGCATTGAGTGAAGTAACACGAGGATTGCGTGTACCTGTGCGCGTTGTGAGACATCCTTCACTGTCGAAGAAGGCAGATAACCAACCTGCCTCGTAAGACGTATCTTCGTCCCAAGTGTCTAGGTAGCGGTTAACAGAGTCTCCCACCTTCAACTGATCGGTGCGTACCCACGTCACACGTCCGCGCCGTCTTGCAAGCCATTTATGTCCGGGCGTGCAATCTATTGATTGCCCTGATGCCAGGTGGATTCGTATGCGAGGTAACTCTTCGATACCTGTCGCGAGGACCGTAGCGGGTTTAATGCGACGTTTATCATGACCGGACGTGGATTCGTCGAACCCAAGTAGCTTGTCTCCCACAGAAAGCTTACCGGCAGGAATCCACATTAGGTCTTCAGTGAGAACACGAGTCTCGGGACCAACGCAGAAGCAGTAGTCATCCTCAGCGCGCATTGCGCGTCCTACTTGCTGAATAAGCGTGCGGAACATCGTGACAACGTACCACAACGAGCCACCGTGTGTGTAGCGCCGCTTCGCTATCTGCTTGTCGCCTAAGTTCGGCCACGGCGCTTTCGCTACAACAACAACGCGACAATCATCATGTGGTAAGTCAACTCCGCGATCCATTGATGGTGCGAGCATAACCGCATTGGGTGTTTGTGTGTACAACTTCAAAATCTTGGTGCGCTCCTTAGATTGGCTGTATGTCATAACACGAGGTGATGACAATTTCTCTTCGAGGTATTTGGCTAGCGGATAACTCACTGTATGAATGAGGATGCGTTCGGTAGGGTGCCAGCTCATTACCTTAGCGATTCCATCAACCATCGCAGGCCACGCGTGTGGTTTGTTATCGAGGTTCATGTTCGCAACTGGGGCGACTCTCACGGGCCTACGCTTGGGATCAAACGTGCTGCCCATCTGTACATACTCCCAGTTGCCCTGGAAACCTAAGCTCTCTACAAACTCAGGCGGGCTCAAGATCGTTGCGCTCATGCACAACCAACGTGTGCCGTGCTTCCACAACACGCCGTCGCCTACCTCGTTTACGCGTACTGGCTTAAAGATTACGTTGCCACGCTGGTAACCGTCGAGCACCCAGTTCTCGTTGCCCACCTCACCGGCTAGGCTCTTAAGCTTGTCCCGCAGCTTGGTGTAATAGTCACGCGAGCGCACCGATTGTTTATCTGTCAGCCCATTGAGATCGTTGAGCTTACGCGTTACGGCAGGTGCTGCTTCGTCGCGTATCCACTCTTCCCACGACTCGGCGATAGTGACTTTAGGCGGCAGGTCTATCTTCATCTCGTGCATGCGCTTCGCGCTGATCTCCACACTCACGTATGAAAGTAGCTCACTCTCTAGCCGATCACATTCATCAGCGATTACGAACTCACACCCAGACAGATTCTGTTCGGCCCCCGAGTTGCAGTGGTAAAGGAAGTAGGCCGAATTGGTACAGCTCAGCTTAGAGTTGAGCGCCAGGAACTTAGCTGCCTGATACGGGCATGAGCCATGACACCAGTTGCAGTGTTGGTATGGACTCGCGGTCGGGACGCTACAGTGCTGACAGCTAGACTCCTTTTCGCTGCGTGTACAGTCTGCACACGTGAGATACCGCGTATCCCAGCTCGGGAGATCAAAGTAGTGAGGATAATCGGCTGTCGGGTAGTTGGCTCGCCCCATGATGCGCGCTGCATAAGGGAAACCCTTCTTAGGCGATACGAACTGTTCCATGAGGGCGAGGTCGCTGCACATGTAGCAGGTTTGATGAACCTCTAGCAATCGACGCGTAGCTTCAGCTATGAACGTTTTGCCCGCTCCCGTCGGCGCGTCGAGCAGCACGAGATCGGCGTTGCGCTCTTCGTAGCAATCGACTATTTGTTGGATAGCGTCCTTTTGCCCAGGCTTATATCCCTTGAACCAAGGTGGAGGCCAGGGAGCTTGCGTTCCCCATTTCGGATCATTGAAGTCGTCAAACGGAATGTTAATCATCGAAGCTGCAGTTCATGTTGATGATGTATCCCCAAAGAAACGTGGCAACCAAGCTCATAGTGCGTTCTGCATCGAGCCCGGCCTCGCTCAACTCACTCTCCATGTAAGCACTGATACTCATCATCGAATGCGCCAGTGCGCTCACGACATCACCGTCTGCATTGGCGCGACGGGTGAACTCAAGAATGCCGCGCTTAACGGCCTCTTCTCCTTTAGGAGTTACGAGATCAAGCATTAGATCAGCAGAACTCCAGAGCCGTTGCAGTCATTGCACGTGGTGGTTCCTAGCGAGCTGTCATCTTCTACGAACTCAACCCAGCCATCGCCATCACAGCCTGGGCACACAATACCCTGCGGTATAGGGCTCGGGTTAAACCAACGCTCTAGCCACTTAAATAGCTTTATAGCAGACGCCCCTTTGCACGATTGAGTAACACAATCGCTTTCTCGTTCCATGGATGGTTGAGCGTAGGAATTGTATCGCTAATCGAGTCGCACAACTCAGCTAGTTCAATCTTGTCGTCGCTCATCTCCAACTGACGTAATACAGTTTCCCATGAATCGATAAGTATCTTGTTTGCATCGTTGCGAGCTTTGATCTGTAGCGACTTCTCCTGAGCTTGAAGCGACTTAAGCAACTTGATATCACCAGTCATGTGCTCGTCGTGCGTGACTTTCCATAAACGGTGATAAGCGGCATCACGCATGAACGCGTCGACGGTCGTGTACTCGGGTATGCGTCCTGATTGAACGAGTGCATCGATGGCCGCCGCGATGCTCGGACGTAACGTAATACCACGACTACGAGTTTGACCATCGCCATCGGTTGCTCGCGTGTAGAACTTCTCTTGCGAGTACTCGTTATCGGATTCATCAGAGTCAAGCAAGTCGCGCTTGCCTGTCCACTTCTTACCCTTGCTGTGTGCGTCGGCAATGCGACGAACGTTGTCATGCAGACCCATCTATTCCTCCAACTATCGCGTTGATCCATTCGGCAATCAGCGTGCTCGGTCGCTGACCTAACTGCTGTGCTTCCCTTACCACGGCCGCATACACATCCGTGCGCAGGTTCACGGCAATCGTGCGTTTGCCGCCTAGTGCAACTGGGTTGACGTTAAGCGCCAAAGCTAGTCGCTTGAGTACGGGCTCGGTGCCCGGTTTGTGACCAGCTTCGATAGCCGCCAGGTACTGCCGCGAGATGTGCGCTTTGTCGGCTAGCTCGCTTACGCCCATACCGCGCGCAACGCGTAGAGATTTAACGACCGTTCCGAAGATCACAGGACGGCGAGACTATACGATGCCAGTGACATTTGCAAGGGATTTGTGCTACCAAAAAAGTAGCAGATGACAGAATTCTGCTACCGAAAAAGTAGCAATCGCCCAAACTTCCGCCTAGCATCCTGCGCAACTGATGTACTCGCTTCTGTGAGCTGGTGCATCTTCGACGGATGACGGTGTGACCATAGCAAATGTGTATACGCCCTTTACACCTAAGCACTAATGGAGTGCAAGGGTATAAAGGTAGATGCACCAGATGACACTTCGTGGAGAGGGAGTGGGGAGCGGGTTGGCGGGAGGCGGAGAGGCGGCTTCGGCGGCTCGGCGTAAGCCGAGTCTACACCCAAAAGCGAGTTTGTCAAGAACTGCGCAATGGATGTTCGTTGCCGCAGTGTGGACACCAGCAGTGCGTTTGGTCGTGACGGATTATCGCTTGTGCTCGCCGCTCGCAAGCCTGCTCTGCGACACACATCCAAACTTCGAGCCCATCATTATCGGCATGACGGGACGTTGCCAACGTGGTCAACTCGAATCCACGGACACCCACGCGATCACAGTAGAAGCACTGATGCTCTTCAGGAGGCATGTCGCAATATCTCTTCCGGTGTCGCGTCACGCCATCGCTGCTTGCGACATGCAACACACCGATCAACGGCCCACGCGCGATACCGGAACCGTGGTGCATGGACATGAAACAACTCCCACACGTGCTCGCGTCCTACCTTTCCCCGGCACCAGCGCTTGGTGTCCTTGCGCGTGTTGTGCGTACGTGCTCGATCCTCACCGCGTTCCTGCTCACCATGCTGGCGGAAGTCGCGACGCTTCGTGCTGTCTAGTCTCCAACTCACCGATGCCACATCCTTCCCTACCACGGTCTGTACGCAGTTTAGCATGTCACCAAATTCTCCAGCACTCGCGCGGTCGCTAGCGCAGTTCATGTCACCTCCACTTAGCGTCCCAGTCGATTACCTCAACTCGCTCTGCTTTCCACAGCCGACCGCTGGCCATCTTGATAGGCCGCAACTCCACAGTCTGATCGTCTGGGTAGAATCGCACGAACACCCAGATACCTCGTTGCACTTGTCCATCGAGCTTTACCCGAACTCGGTCGCCGGGCTTGAACATGTCGAGCATCTCGACTCCTTTCGCCGACATCTCTCCTACAACCAGTATACCGCATTGCGCAAATCACCTTTCCTGGCGCAAGCCATGAATGTAACCATATCCGTAACATCGACGCAATCCTTGGCGCGCATGTCAACGTGGATGTATGACCTCTACATCGTCTTCTCCCATAGCGTTGTCCCAACCCAAGCGCAGATTACGCGGAGCAGCTAACCCCCTATCGCCTCGTCGCGTACAGGCACGCATTCGCTTGATGGAAGCACTCGACATGCGACGCAAGGGTCGGCCTTGGTCCGAAATAGATGCCAAGCTCGGCGTTGCGGATGGCACGTCATACAAGATGGTAGCGCGATGGCGAGAGAGCCAAACGGTTGAAGATGTATCGCAGATGCGCACCGACATTGCAGAGCGTATCGAGCACGTTCTCAATCAGATAGCCGACGATACTATCGACGACAAGCGAGCCGCAGTCATCCTCAAGGGTTTAGGTCAGCTCGCCACGCTCTACGCACTCAAGTCGCCACCGGCCGCACAGAAGATCGAGCACTCCGGCACTATCGAGCACAAGGCCGTACCGCTCACACCCGAAGAATCTCTCGAAGCTGCAGAGCGCATGCAGCGAAACGTCGAAGCGGTAGCAGCCAAGCACGCGGATTCGATTATTGCTAAGCGCCTATCGCAAGGGGAGGGGTCGTCAGGCGAAAACGCTAAGCGTAAGGATGTTAGCGATGAGCAGGGGCAGGGGATAGTGGAGGGCGAGCTGGTAGAGGGCGTAAGCTGAGGGTTGGCGGATGCGAATGTGCAGGGTGAACGCGAAAACCGTCTGACGCAGTACCTGGGCACCCTATAGGACCGGCGAGGTGGGTCCCAGCGCGCGCACCAACAATTTTCTAGGTGCGGTATGATTCTGACATGGGCTCTAAGCGTAATCTCAACAGCACCCAGATTAATCAGATTCGCGACCTCGCAGACAGCAATCTGACCTTACAAGAAATCGCTGAGAAGGTTGGCGTGAGTACTTCAACAGCCTGGAAATACTCACCCACAGAGCGGCGCGGGCAGCAACGTGGCCGTAGTGGTCGTCCGGCGAAACCTCTCTGTGCGTTAGGCCACAGTCGCGTGAAAGGTAAGTACCGTTGGGTGTGTCCGACGTGCGAAGCGGCGCGCCTCGCTAGGTGGGAGGCTGTAAAGAAAGCGTGGAAGATCGCGCGAGAAGAACGCAGCAAGCGCGCAATGGTGATGCGTGAAGAGCAGGAGAATCACCGTCGAAGAGTTGCTGCAGCACAAGCACGATATGACGACTGGGAAGGGCGACTCCAAGAACGCGTTTCTGCAATAACGAAGTTCCTCACGCAGGGCTGGACGATTTCTGAGACAGCAGCGATGCTCGGGCTTGTAGGCGACGAGTGGTGGGTGAGTTTGATTGCGCGAGGACTGACGTTACGTCCGGCAGATATCGACGTGGTGTATCCCGACAACACAAGGCATCTGGAAGACTTCTTGTGTGATAGCTCGACGTAGGGTACCCTCGTTCCATGCCTGACAACCAGCCCTGCGAGATGCGCGGATCACAAGATGCCACCTTCGGCCCTGACCCGTTTCTTGCCGACGTGTACAACGACGATACTCCGCACTGGTTGTGCGAAGAAATGCCGACACGAGCGGGCGATGGACATCTGAAAGGATGGTAAAAATGGCAATCACAGAATCGCATCACCTGGATGAACTAACGCACTGGAACCACCGACGAGTTCGTTTATCAGAAGGAGTCCGCGTTCGTGAGGTGTTCTACAACGACCCCGGCGACTCGCGGCCCTTTTGTTACAGCAGCTACCGCTGGCAGGATTTCTTGCGTCACCCAAGTTGGTTGTTGAGTGCGTATCGTAAGCCAGTGCTGGAGTTGGATGACTTAGTAGAGATGGAATGAGTCCAATGAAAGCACTCTCGGCCAACCAGCATCGACCATTGCATCTGCTGTATGGACCGTACGATTGTTGTCTGTGTCGCAGAGAGGAACGCATCCGTGAGCTGGAGGCTGAAGTGAAGTCGCTGAAGGCAGAAGTGGAAGACGTGCGCGACGAGTTGGAGCGGATATACACTTACGGCCCATGAAAGGAGTCGAGATGACACGCAACAAGAAGCTGCTTCGTCGTACGGGAGACTTCATCGAGAAGCACCCGCACAAGTACAACCAGCACACGTGGAACTGTGGCACAATGATGTGTGTGGCTGGAACTGCTGCGTCACTTGTGAAGGGCTACCAGGGATTCGTCATCAATCACGATGAGGTTTTGGTAAACGGAGAGCTTTACGATATCGGTGCCTTCGCACAAGAGCAACTCGGCTTGACGGACGATGAGGCATCGATCTTGTTCTTCTCGGGCTGGGAGCCGAAGGGCAGCGGCTCTAGGGCAACACGCGTCAAGAATGCGCTTCACAAACTCGCCGACGGTGCGGATATAGAAGAGGTGACTCGTGGTTACTAGCGCACATGGAGAGTTGCCGATTATCCCTGATCCAATTGCCGAATTGGAAGCTAAGCTCAACCGCCATCTCGAAGCCGACTACGAACTGAACTTCGACAAAGACAACAAGCGACTACGTGGACCGTTGCCGATAACGGTCGATCCCATTCTGCTGAAGTCGATCCTGCAGCGGTTGCAGAATCAACAAGAGACTATTGCGGAGTTACGGCGCGCGAACACAGCAGCGAATCATCTGATCGCTGAGGGTGCGGATCAGTTAACACTTGCACATGAGAAGCTCGCAAATTACGAATGAAAATCCATGCGCAGTTCATCGGCGAAGACGGATCGCTTGGATACATTCGTGGTCGAACTTATACGTTGATCCTTCAAGGCAATTTCGTTCGACCGGATAATCCCGATGCACCCGAATATCCTTGTCCGTACAAATCGATCACGGCGTTCCTGCGCAACTGGCATGTTCACTGGGTAGAAAACGATGATTTCGGTCGGGCTCATTTGATTCCGTGAATGCGTCCACGTACCCGCCGTCGTCTGGCTTTGTGGGCCGTCGTCGTTACCGGCCTCGCCGCCGTAGCGGATACGACTCTATTCTTGGTTGGCTCACTCTCAAATGAGTTGATGCTTATCCAAACGCTCGTGTTATCGTGGCTCGCGCTCACGGTGACGGCTATCGACATCTGGGCGACGACCGACGTGCGCGTAACCGAAGACGAGAAGCGTTAAGGTGATGGTGGAGAAAGTTATGACATCGGACGGTCATAAATGCCCGTTAAGGTGCTCGTCACCCAAGAGGGCGGTCAGATTCGACTTTATCGCTTCGGCGATAAGGTCAGCATCGTCATGCGCTCTCCTATCCGCGCGCTCGGGCAACTAAGTGACTATCTCACGCCAGATGAAGCTCGCGAGCTGGCCGACTGGCTCACCGAATTGGCCGGATGATCGCGTGTGCTATTCTCCTGTTCGTGGTACTCGTGATCTGGTTCGTGATTAAGGAGTTGGAATGCTGACCATCTTGCTGATTGTCGTGCTCATCGTTTTGCTGGCCGGAGGTATCGGTTCGCCGAACTATCGCACGCCAATCGGGTTGATCTTCACGGTTCTGCTTATCTGGTTGATACTCAGCCTGCTGTTTTAGAGTTGATGTCACGCGCGTACGCACCGCATTGCGATCAGGCTGTGCTCCATGCTCCTGGTGAGTGTCAATACTGTGACGAATATCCAGACTGGCAGGAGTACCGGATCGTCGCACAGATTGCATTCACCGGCCATGAGCCAGAAGGTCAGCAAGTTCGTTGTCCAGCCGAACAACGTCGACCGATCAATACCATCAATCGCTGGTATGGCAACGTTCCTCATAAACACGAGGAACCAAACCCCTTCGATAACTGATGGCGCGCTCGGGCATCAAGCCGAGCGTCCGGCGCAAGATATTCGAACGCGACAACAACCAGTGTCGTTGGTGTGGAACTTCTGAAAACCTCACCATCGATCATATTCAGCCGGTGTCCGAGGGTGGTACCAACCGCCAGTCGAATCTCCAGACACTGTGTCGGAGCTGCAACCTCAAACGCAACCGCGAGCACCAGCGGCGCAAGGAAGCTCACGACCGTAAGGCGCGTGGAACATACATCTGGCAGACGGGTTTCTTCCAATCGATGCACCTCACGTGCGCGTGCTGTGAGCGTGTTGTGATGATTGCCGACAACGTGCTCGTCGACTACATGCCGATTGTGTTCTGCGATGATTGTTGGGCGCATGTTGGACATGAGGAAGATCGTCCAGAGGTGTGCGAGTTCCGTGGCAAGGACGCGTTCTATTAGCTATAGTGTCGGCAGTGGAAAGGAGACTTATGCACGATTGGCAAGAGCGGTGGGAGTACGTGCGCGAGAAGATCAGCGACGGCAAGCGCACCGTCGTGATGTCGGGCAACAAGTTCTTCCAGTGCGCGCGCTGTGAGTTGATCTGCTGGCAGGCTCGCACGCGCGGACAGTGGGATATCCTTCACCCGTGCGGGACGTGTACATGAGCGAGGCGCACTACTTCGACGTTGTCGCACATGGGAGTGGTAACTTTGCGGACGAATATCCAGCGAAAGAGGACACGATGAACTTTAGTTGGTCGATGAAGGACGTTTTGATCTCGCAGGCCGAGCATGGCTACGTCAAGTGTCCTAATCTTTGTCACGGGTTCGGTCACTGCTCGCTCTGCAACGACACCGGCTGGATATATAATCCAGCAGCCGCTAAGCGTGAGTTAGAACGACTGACAAAGGAGGATGCAGTGGAGAAGGATGAGACATCTAAATTCCCCGACCAACTGATCGTGTTTGCTGATCGTGTAGGCTTCGTTGACGCGTTCATTCCTGGCACCGAAGATGCCGAACTAGCACTCGTCGAATCCGACGGACAGGTAGTTGCGCTCTACGGGTTTATACGGTTGCAGCGCGTAAAGGTTGGTGGTATCGAGCTTGTCGCCTACGAACCCGACGCTTAATTGTCCTAACTGCGGGCAAGTGATGACGCCGATCAAGCAGCACTATGAGTGTCGGTTGCCGAAGGGCTGCGGGTTTGTCGAGCCGTGCTGTGAAGGTGCTCCGGTGAGCAACTGTTGACGGATGTCTCCTGCGTCTGATACACTTCGCCGCAGCGGAGTAGTGAAGTGGTCTATCACGTCGGGCTCATATCCCGAAGATCACGGGTTCGAATCCCGTCTCCGCAACGTGGTGGTAAGGGCGGGGCGCTCGCCTGGCCGGTGCTGTGGGCTCTGCTCGCGGTCCCGGCTCGGCGACTGCCTCGTACCTGCCACCGAATATTTAGCCGGTGCAAACCCGGCCTGGGCTACGTGCAAGGCACAGGTGAGCCTCCAAAACTCGCCGGGCGGGGCGCGATACCTCGGTGGCCCGCTCGCGGATCGTCTAACAGGAAAGATAGCTGGTTCTGAGCCAGCGAGATGAGGGTTCGAATCCTTCTCCGCGAGCGTCGTAGTAGCTCCAACGGTAGAGCGCCGCGCTGAAGACGCGGGCGTTGGTGGTTCGAGTCCACCCTACGACACGTGGTAGTAGTGTCAACGGACAGCACCTCTGCCTTCCAAGCAGATCGTCTGGGTTCGAATCCCAGCTACCACACGAGGATGCCGGAGCGGTGAAGCCCGCGCGGCCAGCGAAAAGGGCCGTCTGAAATGTCCGGCACGCTTTTGATCGAGCAATCGGTCATGGCGCGTAAGCAAATGGTGAGCAGGCGAGCTGCAAACTCGTCGAAGACGGTTCGAATCCGTCCCGCGCCTCGGGGCTTTAGTGTTACCGGTTATCACACCTGGTTTGCACCCAGGAGGACGGGGTTCGACTCCCCGAAGCTCCACGCTCCCGTAGCTCAATGGCTAGAGCAAGCGGCTTTTAACCGCGTAGATGTGGGTTCGAATCCTACTGGGAGCACTCCGCAGAGGTGTTGTGGCGGCATGCGTCCCTGTTAAGGACGGCGGCGTGGGTTCGAATCCTACCTGCGGAGCGCTTGTGTAGTTCAACGGTAGAACGGTTGCTCGGTAAGCAACTAGTGTGGGTTCGATTCCCGCCACAAGCTCGCCGCATTAGCTCAAAGGCAGAGTGCGTGTTTCGTAAACACGTGATCGGAGTTCGATTCCCCGATGCGGCTCGCTGGTATAGCTCAAGTGGTAGAGCGGCACACTTGTAATGTGCTGACACGGGTTCGACTCCTGTTACCAGCTCGGAGTGTAATTGGTTTCGATCACCGTGAGAGCCGCATGCGGAGCGCGGTGAGAACCGAGTTCGAATCTCGGGCGCTCCACGTAGCGGTGGCTGAGAGGCTGAAAGCGCCGGGCTGTAACCCCGGAGTCCGAGAGGGCCGCGCAGGTTCAAATCCTGCCCGCTACACGAGATGGCTGCAACTACTGAATACATGCGTAAGTATCGGAAGTCACGGCCAGAGGATGCGTTGCGTCACAGTCGCAGACAATACGAGAAACGTCGCGCAGTACTTAACGAGTTAGAACGTTCCTTGTGCAGATTGTGGTGTGAAGTATCCGCCGTATGTGATGCAGTTCGATCATCGTGATCCGGCTGAGAAATCGTTTGGAATTTCATCGAACTGGAAGCGAGCTTGGGGAGTAATCTTGGCAGAAGTTGTCAAGTGCGATATAGTATGTGCGAACTGTCACGCAGAACGCACATTTGGTTCGCGCGAGCGGACACTGGTCAGTGGTGAATTGGTAAACACACCGCTCTGATATGGCGGCATTAGTGAGTTCGATCCTCACCTGACCAACCTGGGTAAAGTGTTGTGGCCGCACGAGGGCCTTGGAAGCCTTTAGCGGAGGTTCAATTCCTCCTACCCAGACGTGAATCGTGAAGAGCTGGCATGGGCAGCGGGGCTCTTTGAAGGTGAAGGTTCTTTCTTCCTAACTACTATTCGCAAGAATGGGAAGGAGTACGTTTACCCAACTGCAGCGCTGCGTATGACCGACGAAGATTCTGTATTGCGGTTTCAGCGCATCATTGGATTCGGGACCGTCCACTCTCGCGACTTCAAAGATCATCCGAAGTACTCGCACTACAAGAAATCATTTGTATGGCGAGCGAATGGATTCGAGCGCACGCAAGCTGTAGCAGCCTTCCTCTGGAGCGGATTAGGTAAACGCCGCAAGGAAGCCGTGCGTTATGTGTTATCGTTTCAGTGACGCAGTAGCCCAATTTGGCAGAGGCGCGAGCTTCAAAACCTCGCTGTTGTGGGTTCGACTCCCACCTGCGTTACGCAGTGGTAGCCCAATGGTAGAGGCCGTCGGTTTAAGCCCGATGGGTTGCGAGTTCGAATCTCGCCCACTGTACTGACTCGTGGCGGAACGGGATACGCAGCAGTCTTAGAAACTGTGCCCTCGCGGGATGTGGGTTCGACTCCCACCGAGTCAACTCGCGGATCGATTAACGGCAAGTCGCGAGGCTTTGACCCTCGTCATCGTGGTTCGAGTCCACGTCCGCGAGCGGTGCTGTAGCACAACTGGACAGTGCGCCACCCTGTCACGGTGGAACGTGTGGGTTCGAATCCCATCAGCATCGCGTGGTTGTGGTCTAACGGCATGACGGGACGTTGCCAACGTTTCGATCCGGGTTCGATTCCCGGCAACCACGCCGCTCTTTTCCTGATATCTTGTGGGGATGCCCTACAAGAACCCAGCACGACAACGCAAATATCAACGCGAGCGTAATGCAAGAATTCGTGCAGAGTTCTTGGCCGGGAAGAGGTGTGTAGCTTGTGGTTCAACACAGAATTTAGAAGTTGACCACATCGATCCAGACGAAAAGGTGTCACACAACGTTTGGACGTGGACACCAACGCGTCGTGCCGAAGAGCTTGCAAAGTGCCAGGTACTTTGTCGGGAGTGCCATAAGAAGAAACATGAATCACCACACGGAAGCACGCGACGCTACAAGATTCATAGATGCCGATGTGATGCTTGTCGATTGGCAAATACACTAGATCGACGCAAGTGGCGAGAGAGCTTGCGGCGTCGTGGTAAACTCACAACGAAGCTATAAGTCAGCGGCTAGACTACCGGGCTCTTAACCCGGTGACCTGGGTTCGAGTCCCAGTGGCTTCACGCGTCAGTAACTCAGCGGACAGAGTGTCTGCCTTCGAAGCAGATGGTCGCAGGTTCGAATCCTGCCTGGCGTGCGAAGGTGTGGTGGAACGGTATACACGCTGCGTTGAGTGCGCAGTGTCCTCGCGACATGAGAGTTCGAATCTCTCCACCTTCACGGAAGGTACCGCTCAATGGTGGGCAACTGGGTTTGAACCCCAGGGCGCGGTAACACGCGGGCGTTCGATCCGTCTACTTTCCTCGGAGGATTGACGGAACGGCTAACGTCCTCGGTTGCTAACCGACGGGCTGGGTATACCAGTAGGTGTTCGAATCACCTATCCTCCGCGCCGGTATCGTCTAACGGAGAAGACGGCTCGCTTCTAACGAGTCAGATTGGGGTTCGAATCCTCATACCGGTGCTTGCAGTACGTGTTAAAGTAATGGCGCACTGTTAGCTTAGCGGCTAAAGCAACTGCCTTACAAGCAGAAGACCATCGGTTCGAGTCCGATACGGTGCACTCGCCTGTAGTTCAATGGTAAGAACCGCAAGCTTATATCTTGCAGACGAAGGTTCGATTCCTTCCAGGCGGACGGCTCTGTAGTGTAGCGGTTAGCACGCCAGGTTCTCAACCTGGTATCGCGAGTTCGATCCTCGCCAGAGCTGCGGTGGCTGAACCCAACCGGATGAGGGGCCAGGCTGTGAACCTGAGCGCTAGTGGGTTCGATTCCCATCAGTCACCCGATACGTAGTTGCTCGGATAAGGCATCTGGAGCGATGCTGCAAGCTCCCTTGGTCGGAGACGAGAGTGGCTACGTGATTTGAAGGTGCGAATCCTTCATGGCCTAGTGGTGTACTGGTTAACATCTCAGCCTTTCAAGCTGAGGTACCGGGATCGTAACCCGGCTAGGCTACGCGTCTGTAGCTCAACTGAACAGAGCACCACCCTACGAAGGTGGGAGGTGCAGGTTTGAATCCTGCCAGGCGTACTCCGGTGGTGTGCGGACTGACACCCGACTTATGGTGCCGCACCGTATTCAAGTGAGCGGGCAGCCATTGGAGCCATTTGACAAAGGAGTTGCATAAGGAGTAATCTACGTTCTCCCCTGGTCGACGGACCAGGGGCGTGATGGCGGAACAACGGCTACGCAAGGAGGACCGTAACGCACTAGTTGGTACGCAGGACCGAGGGACGGCAAGTGCTCAACTCGGGCGCGGAAGCGGATACGTGGAAGCGGCGTGCGGCGATAGCGACAGCTAGGTCTGAGGGTAATTGGTTATCATCCAACGCCTTGTCCCTCGGTAGAGGTGAAGTCCTCTTCACACAAGGAGCCCTGGTCTTCGGATCGGGGCTCCTTGCTTATCCGGTGAAATCTGTGGTATACAGGACACCTCGCGAAAGGAGAGTTATGCCACTGATTACCGATATGAACGCACGCGAGCGCGAGAGCTTCGCACGTAAAGCGCGCGACTTGAGTGAGTCGTCCGCTCGTCTTGCAGATGTACTCGAAGACGTAACCAAAGATGACGTTACGGTACTCACGGAATTATTGATGGTGAGTCTCGGTGGAGGATTCTTGCGTGACCTCATCAAAATCTTCGAGCACGCTGTTATGACGAACATTCCCGACAACACAGCCGAACTAGACAAGGAGTAACGATGCCTATGGATCGTCGCTTCACTCACGACTTCGATGCCAAACTGCCGAAGAAGTATGCGGCAGGTGTTCTCGGTGTCAGTTGTCTTTCGCTACTTCTCTGGGCAGCTTTCTGGAGTGCTGTCGGATATGCGGTGTACCGCATCGGTAACGCACAAGGCTGGTGGTGATGGACATCTACTTCGACCCAAGCAAGTTCGGTCTAGAGGTGCTCACACAGGTCGATCTAAGTGAACCGGATTACTCGTTCGATTATCTCGTTGTGTGGCGCAACCTCGAATCCGGTAAACTTTTCTACGCGACCGATTCGGGTTGCTCGTGTCCGTCACCGTTCGAAGAGCATGGCATCACTGATCTCGAACCGTTCGACGACGTACAGGTAGTTCAGAAGCTACTTACCGACTACGCGATGCGTAACGGTGGTGGCTCCTTCCTCGATGACGTGCGTATGGCATTGCGTGGGAAGCAAGACGTGTGATGGAACGCTACCGATGGTTCGTTCGCGATCTCAATTCCTACCACACTCCTGAAGTGATTGTCACTCGGGCTCTAGAGCACATCTCGAACTTACTCGCCGAGATCGATGACTTGAAGGAACGCGTGTCCGAAGAAGCGCACACGTGCTGCAACGAATGACCGTTTACTTCACGCTCTACAATTCAGCCGGTCGTGCGCAATCGCTTGTCTACGTTAAGCACCCAAACGCTATCGAGAGGTGGGACAAGATTGTCGCGGCGATACGTGCGCATGTGGATGACGTAGCCAGCACTCAACCGTGGGCTGGCATTTATGCGCTATGCGGACGACGCGGTGATGTTGATACTGGTATCGAATTGGAGGTGGCAGCGTGACTATCTGGTCATACTGTAAGGTCTGGAATCTCGGCGCACCCGAGATTGAAGACTTGCTCAATGGCCCCTGCGTTCTGGAAGAAAAACTGGACGGCTCACAGTTCTCGTTCGGCGTGTTCGACGACAAGCTTTACGTGAGATCGAAGAATTCTGATCTCGACCTGGAAAACGCGGGCATGTTCCAACCTGCAGTCGACTACCTCGCCGACATCTTCAGCACGATCCCGACCGGCAACGTATACCGTTGCGAGTACATCGCTAAACCAAAGCATAACGCGTTGCTCTACGGCCGAACGCCCAAGCACTGTCTCGCGCTGTACGACGTAGAGCCTGCCGAGAACACGTTCGTATCGCCGAGCCAGAAGGACACGTTCGCCGAGATGCTCGGCATCGATGTTGTGCCTCGTTTCCCTGTAGAGATCGTCGATATGTCTACACTCGACATGCTGCTCGCCAACGAATCCTTTCTCGGCGGCTGCAAGATCGAAGGGGTCGTCATCAAGAACTACAACAAGTACGGCCGCGATGGTAAAATTCTCGCGGGCAAGTACGTGTCGCCTGTGTTCCGCGAAGTCAACATGCCAGCCCGCCAGCGCGGTCGTACGCAGTCCGATGACATGCTCGACCAGCTCGTGGCTGCTTACAAAACCGAGGCTCGCTGGGCTAAGGCAGTTCAGCATCTGCGCGAGCGCGGTGAGCTGACAAACTCGCCTGCCGATATCCCCGAGCTGATGCGCGAGCTACACATGGACATTGACGACGAAGGTACTAGCGATATCGCCGCGCGCCTGGTAAAGTGGGCGATGCCGAAGATCAAGAAGGGTGTCGTGAACGGGTTCGCGGATTGGTACAAGCAGAAACTAGCCGAGTTGCAGTTCGACACGGAAAGGAGTCCAAATGGACAAGGAGGAACGCAATGAACATAGGCCCGTACCGTCGCACAATTTACATCGAGCCCGTGGAGGAACCTGCCATTCCTGCGGAACCTTCTCCCTCAGTGGAGGAACCTGCTTTACCTGTGCCGCCAGAGCAGCCAGTCGAGCCCATCAAGCCGGAACCTATCTCTCCTACCTCTCCTACGCCAGAAAAAGTTCCCGCTTAGAACCGACATATCAAAAGCCTGCGGTGCCGGATGGGTTCATACCGGTTATCGGTTACCGTGCGTGGATGGTCAGCTCTAAAGGATTCTTTGGGCGTAAGAAAATTCTCATGGCGCTTACTCACGACTTCGAGTGGGTGGTGGGTGTAAATAAAGCTCGTTGTGCTTCCTTGTGGAGGAAGCCGGGTGCTATGAGCAATCCTCCCACCCATCAACCAGGTAATCCTAATTGCAACTGTGGGTTCTATGGGTTTAAGGATTTTGGTGAATGGGAGCTACAACAGATAGCGGAACTCCCCATCAAGAATGAAGTGATCGGACGTATCAAGATGTTTGGCATCGTCAACGAGCATCGTTTTGGATATCGTTCTTCGCATGCTGTTGTTGATGCGATCTACGACACCGGCAAGGTATCTCGTAAGGTTGCGAAACGGTATGGAGTCCCGTGTGTACCGTTTCCCTAAGTGGTACTTGCTCAACCAGCTAACGCATAAGCTCATCAACGTCATCGACCCGTGTCCGAGGTGCGGGCCGGTGGGAACACTACTCACTGACGGAAGAACGGTACACTGGACGCTCTGGTGCTACGAAGGGAAGTATTGGCTCACGTGTCTAGCTTGCTGGTACTATGACGCGAACGAAAAGGAGAAGGTATGAGTCGCATTCAACGCATCGTAATCGAACAGTACGACGAGAAATACGCTCCACCGGAAGAGCATGTTTTGCAAATTTCTTCTGTCGGTCCTCGTGTGTTTATAGACGTCTGTGAGTTCAAAGAGACACACGAAGAGACAATGACTAAATCCATCGCGCACGTTGTTGTTGGTGGAGCGGAGTTGCTCGCTGCGTTGCTCGCACTCACTGACGCTAAGGTTGCCGACGATGTTCGTCGCCAGCTCCCGAAAGGTCACCCGGATGCCTGAGAAGGTTTCCGACAAACTCCTAGTCTGGGGACTCGACAACATCGAGCCCGGCACGATCCGTCAGGCTGAACGCGTTGCTCGGCTTCCGTTTGTCCGTCCGCATGTCTCGCTAATGCCCGACGCACATGTTGGTCCGGGCTCTAGCGTAGGCACAGTCATTCCAACTCACGGTGCCGTCATCCCGTCAGCCGTCGGCGTCGACATCGGTTGCGGCATGGCCGCTATCCGAACAAACCTACTCGCGTCCGATTTGCCAGACTCGCTCGAACCGCTGCTCGACTCCATCGCGTCTCAAGTTCCGTCTGGTGTCGGGCAGGGCTTCCATCGGAACAGCAAGGGGTTCGACGTCGGCGCGAAGTGGCTCGAAGCTAATTCGCCGGACTTCCCGGTTGCTGAGGTGTGGAACCAGAAGAGCGTGCATAAGATTATCTCGCAGTTCGGCACGCTCGGGAGCGGTAACCACTTCATCGAAGTGTGCCTGGGTAATCGATTTCTTGTAGTGCAAGACGAGCACTACAACGACGAGTCGCAGGAACACGAGATCGTCTGGATCGTGCTCCACTCCGGTTCGCGTGGCATCGGCAACGAAACTGCACAACGTTACATCCGCGCGGCCAAAGACTTAATGAAGCGCATGTACATCGAACTCGAAGACCCCGAGCTTGCTTACCTGCCGCAGGGCACGGCCGAGTTCGACCGCTACCTCGTTGAGTTGAAGTGGTCGCAGAACTACGCGCTAGCTAATCGCGAGCGCATGTTGTCGGTCGTCATGCGCGCATTGCAACACCACATCCCGCACGCCCGCGAGATCGACCGTATCAACTGTCATCACAACTACACAGCGCTCGAAAATCACATGGGCAACAACGTTTTCCTAACCCGCAAAGGAGCGATTCGTGCGCGAGAAGGTGACCTTGGAATTATTCCCGGCTCGATGGGAGCGGCTACGTACATCGTTCGTGGACTCGGCAACCCAGCTAGCTACCATAGCTGCAGCCACGGCGCAGGTCGCACGATGTCGCGCTCCCAAGCGAAGCGGGAGTTATCAGGGGATTCACTCACCGAGATGATGGGTGACTGTGCGTGGCTCGCGCAGGATGTCGATCAGCTCGTCGACGAACATCCGAAGGCTTACAAGGACATCGACCAAGTGATGGAAGCGCAGAAGGATTTGGTCGAGCCGCTATGGGTGCTGCGTCAGGTACTCAACTTCAAGGGGGTCAAATGAACGCACAACCGCACACGCACAAGTTGCAGATGGACGCGTCAGATAGTTATCTCTGGATCAACTACGGGGATCAGACGAAAGCTATCAGTAAGAATTCAGGTCGACGCAAGATTAGGCGCGTCGCAAAGCGCATGGTCAAGCGTCATGATCGTGGTAGCTCCAAAGCTGGTGTTATGAAGTTGAATCACGCGAAGGTAGTCGAGGAAGTCGAGCAGTTCGCAAAAGAACGTCTAACAACCTGGGGTGCCTGATATGCGTGCGCTACACATCTACGGAGCATCCGACGACTTAGTTGAAGTCGAAGGTAACTTGCCGGGCTGTGACGAGTACTCCGGCGACGATGTCAAGTTCGTTATCGGTGGCTGTCTTCTCGTGCGCGTCACCTACGGTGGGCACGGAGTCTGGGCGATTCAGTGCGCACCAGTCGACGAAGACGTGCCGGTTCCGTTCGGCGTGGACCTATACGCAGAGGGTTACTCCATGCACTTGCGGGCCGACGTGCCGTCCGGCACGTCGATTGTCAAGGTGGCGTGATGGCGCGCTTCACTCTCATTCGCCTCGACGATTGGTGCGGGCTCTACGACGGCGACAAGCTTGTGTACGAGCACCACGACATAGAGCCTGAGCACATCTTCGACTTGTGTGGTATCGATGCCGAATCCGAGTGGTCAGACGAAAACTTCGACGACCTCGCTCCGTGGGGCGGTCGCATGCCTGCGTCGCTTGCAGATTGGCGCAAGGCTGAGCTAGCGCTGAAGTGGAAAACTTGATGGCACTCATCGCGTTTGATGTAGACGGTTGTCTAATCGACGAATACGACCGGCCGCGCTATGACGTCATCGCCATCCTGCGCGAGCTACAGAAGTACAACGACATCGTTGTTTGGTCTGGTGGCGGCAAGGACTATGCGGCAAACTGGGCACGAAAGCTCGGTCTGTTTAACGAGAACGTTCCGGGCTTGTCGGTTCTCGTAATGTCGAAGTACGATTCGAAACTGTTAGATGTCGACATTGCATTCGATGACGAGGACGCGTCCGGGTTAGCGAGAGTCTGGGTGCCGGTCAAGTGAAGAGAAACGCGAACACAGGAAAGGAACGTGCGCGAACCTTACGGGCTGTTGAATCACCGTCGGTCGTTGATCTCGCATGGGCGGCTGGGTTCTTGGAAGGTGAAGTGTCTATTTCTCAGAACAGTGGTTGCGCGTACGTTGCTGCCGAACAGATAGAGTGGGAACCTATAGTTCGGCTGATTCGCATGTTCGGTGGTCAGGTTTACCCGATAGATCGCCAACGAAACCAGAGAAGTTACATAGAAGTTCCTCGTGTCCGGTGGGCGGTGTATGGAGCGAGGGCAAGAGGTGTGCTCTTCACTCTTTACCCGTGGTTCTCGTCGAAGCGCCGTGCCAAGATTCGGGAAGTTACGCGATGAAGATTTTAGTGGCTGGCGATTGGCATGGAAACGCTCCGTGGGCAACGCGAGTTATTGAGTTTGCTGCCGAATCTCAATACGACGCAATTTTTCAACTTGGCGATTTTGGATGGTGGCCTCATGTCGATTGGGGTCAACGCTACATAGATCGCGTATCTGAAACGGCAATGAAGGTTGAAATGCCAATTTACTGGTGTGATGGCAACCACGACAACCACGAAGACTTATTACAACACAGTTCGTCTGCTACTCGCGTTAGTGTTCGCGAAGCACTCCACTACGTTCCTCGTGGAACCGCATGGCAATGGGAAGGTGTCCGCTTCGTCGCGCTCGGTGGTGCGTATTCTATCGACAAAGACCGGCGCATCCCTGGATACTCTTGGTGGGAAGACGAGATGATCCGTGAACGTGATGTCGAGCGTACGCTGCAAGCCGAGAGCTGTGACATCCTCTTCACTCACGACGCGCCGTACCGGGCAGTCGGTAAGCCGCTCTACAAAGACGACGCGAACACTGATGCCAACAACGCGGCGGTTCGCGCAGTGATGGAAGCACTACAACCTGACTGGCTCTTCCACGGTCATTGGCACGAGTACAAGTACCACGAGATGCCGGTACCCGTCGGCGTTGATGACTTCATGACTGATTTTCGTATCACGCGTGTCGTCGGGCTCGGCATGGATGGCGATCCCTACAACGCAATCTCGCTAACTGTTGACAACGGGCTCGCTACCGTCAAGCTTCCCGTTGATGAACCGATCCTCGATCTTCGCGTCAGTCTCTAAGTTATCGAATGGGTCGATCCCCAGCTCGCGTTTCAACTTGCGAAAGTCCTGCGCTTGCTCAATCGCCATAATCGTTGGAATCCCGCGCTTCATCAGCTCGGCGCAGTAGTCGCGCTCAATTCGCGACAATCCTCCCCATATCCCGTAGCGCTCTTCAGTCTCAAGTGCGAACTCCAGGCACTGTACGCGCACTGGACAGGTGAAGCACACATCTTTGGCGGGTTGCTGAGTCTCGCCCCATTCGGGAAACCACGAGTGGCGAACTTTGTCGACGTCTGGCCCGCGCGGAGCCATACCACGACACGCTGCCGCCTGACGCCAGGGGATCGAAAGGAACTGGGCGAACGCATGAGGCTGCGGTGGAGCTTCTTCTAGTTGGTCATCCATCACTTACCTTCTGTTAGTTGACTACAGAGAGTAAGTGACCGGGGTGACGACAGGCGACTTGCGCAATAGGTCGAAACCTGTCACAATTAGGTATGACCAACGAGAAGGGAGACAAGATGAGTACCGATAGCACGTACGCGGAAACCGTCCGCGACGCCGATGCTTCCGCGACCAAGGAAGAGCAGGCGCAGGCGGCGCTCAAGTCCTACCAGGGCACGAATCCCTTCGTGCTCGATGTAGCTTCAAAGGCCAGCCGGGGACTCACCTACCGGCAGGCGGACGCGGTCCTCAAGGCCATCGCTCGCGACGAGCGCCGAGCCGACGACGCGGTGAACGCCGGTCCCGCTCCCGAGAACGGCAAGTCGACCGTTGAGGGCGAGATCGTCTTCGTCAAGTGGTACGAGAGCGAGTACGGCACGACCCAGAAGATGATGGTCCGGCTCGACAACGGCTCGAAGGTGTTCGTCACGGTTCCCAAGGGCATCTGGACCGTCCCCGGCGACATCGTCGGAGCGCGCGTCGAAGTGACCGCAACATGGACGCGTAAGGATGAGCACTTCGCGTTTGGCAAGCGGCCGGTCGGCAAGGTCATCGAGCCGTCCGACGGCCAGAAGGCAGAGGCTCGTCAGCGCGAAGAGTTCGAGCGCGAGGTCGAGGCGAATCGGATCGTACGCGACGCCGACGAAGAGGCCGCGCTGCTCGCGTCGATGACCGACGAAGAGGCGGCTGCCTACGACGAGTTCACGCGCAAGATGGCCGCCGTGTACGGGCCGACGATGGACATCATGCAGACGATCACCGATTACAACAACGCAATCGATCCGCGAGCGTGGCTTGCCGAGTACAGGGAAGGGGTGGCAGTATGAAGTTCATGAATAGTTGGGACATCGACCGAGCAGTTGCACTGCGTGCATGGCATCCGGTTCTCGGCCCCGCTGCTCGTACGCTCCGCAATCTGCGTGACGCGGCTGATGCCAACTCCGATGGTTGGGCGTACTGGCCGAAACCTGCGCGCGCAGCTCGCAAGTTGATGGAGCTGCTCGAAGGTAATGGAAAGTTCGACGTGGTTTACGGTCCTCGTGACGACGTCACGGTTGCGCAACTGCGTTCGGCTTACTCGCCGATCAAGGCATTCCGCACAAAGTCAGGTCTGAAGTTCGATATAGAGGAAGTGAAGTCATGAGTCGTGGTGTTGGGCTTTACACTCTTGGTTCCCTTTACCGCACCGAAGACACGCTCTGCTACCGTGGCGAGATCGTGCGCGCTGTGAAGGTCAACGGACTGCTACGGTTCAGAGATGTCTGGACGTGTTCGCACGAACATCGTCAGCGAACGGAAGCGCGGGATTGCGCAGACCTGCATTTGAGGATTCTTCCTCTTGACGCGTAGAGTCGCAGTCGCCACCAAGCTGTGGGTACATCAGTACGCTTGCTGGACGTTTGATCGCACGGAAATGTTCCACCTTGCTGACCTTCACCGAGAGTTCATACAGGAGTGCGCCGATGCGCTCTGACGAGTTCTCGCAAGCACTCTGGCAGGGAGTCGCGCGTTTCGGCTTCGGCGGCGAACGTAAGAAAGCTCTCGCGCTACTACACTTGACGCGCGGTTACGAACGCGGTATCAGTAGAGAAGAGGTTTTGGAACGCATCGCTGCCGGTGAGCTGGAAAGGAGCTGACTTGGTAATCCGAAGGGACGTCTACGGCACTGAGGAAGGTCGACTGCGCATGGCGCTAGCTCGCGAGCGTAAGTCTGCTCGACTAGCAATCGGTGTCTTGCGCGCGGTAGGTTTCGAAGTGCTAGGACTGAACCACGATGATCTGAAGTCGTTACTAGCGAAGGGCGACATCCGGCAAGCGGCTCACGAGATCGCCGGAGTCAAGCCAGGTAACGAACCGACGTGGGATCGAGTCGCTGAGTTACTTAGCGGGAAGGTAGGCTGATGGAAACCAAAGAGATCGAGTTCGAAGAGATCGCAGCCGCGTTTGAGTCTGAGCGCTCCACGCTCCAGCGATTCTCTGCAGCATCGGCAGCCGCTGAGGAAATCCGCAACAAGTTCGGGCAGGGGTCGTCGCAGTATGCCGAAGCT